CGTATTCTGGATTGATTTCCATGTATTTACGCGGTTCAAAGACTTGGCGCATTGCCTTCTTTAATTCATACCGAACCCACTTGATATCTTCAAATGGCAAGGGATCACTGTCTGTATAGTAGTTTCCAATACTATAGCATGGGTTATCTGCAACCTTATATTCTGGATACATGGAAAACTTGTAAGGTATGGTGGTTCCATCCTTTGGTCCTCCGTTGAATACAACAATACTTGGTTTTGCTGGAATTGGTTTCATTTTTCTTTTTCTTTCTTTTTATATAGATCTTCAATCAATTCTTCGACTTCTGCCAATAAAGAATCGTAATTAATATCTCTTCCCTGTCTGTGTGCCGTGCAAACTTCACAAGGACATAGAGTAAGAGACTCAGCAATGACATTGAATAGAACTAAAGAAAGTTGTGATAGAACTTCTACAAAATTATCCATTGACCCATCATTTGAAATACGATACTCAAATAGATTGTCATAATCTTTTTGTTTTGTTTCAATTTTATTTGCCATGTCTTCTGATTCATGCTGTCTCCATTCTCCATTTAGATCTTCGATTTCTCTAGATCCATGAGCAATGAATACTTGTTTTGCACCAATCTTTCTACCATAAGCTACTTCATTTAAATAACGACAGTCATCAATTATAACGACTCGTTCTTTGTACTTTTTGTCCGTTGATTCTAGTGCCTCATTTTCTTCTTTGGCTAGTTTTTCAAAGACCTGATTAAAAGCATTTACCCAATGATCTGGATTTTCTTTTCTTTTTCTTTCGCCTAGGTCTTGACAAAAAGCACGATATAAATCTGGTTTTGTATCTTTAGAAAGTCCTAGTTTTGTTGCTTCATCTTTGATTGCCTTAGCAAACGGAACAATAACAGGACGCATTCCCATGTTCTCAGCAATTACTTTAAGTATGTTTGCTGCTGTTGTCTTCCCAACACGGGCTTTCCCACCTAACATAATTACAATCATTCTTTAGTCTCCTATATAACTTGGCTGGTATTACCCTTGTTAGGGTATCAGTATATTTAAGTTTGAATAAATCACAAGTATAAGTAGTACACACTTTAGGATACTTGTTTGTAAAGTAACGAGTAAAGAAGAACCACCAAAAGACTGACCAAGTAGAAACTTGCGTATACTTTTCACAGTCTTCTAGAATCTGTTCCACACTAGTGTCTATAGCCCCAACATAGCAACAATCTAGAAGTTTAACTTCCAGTTTTTGGAAGTTGGATACTTTAGAAATCCTCATCTTACCACCATTCAAAAGAACAACTGTAATATAATCGTCTTTTGTTTTAATTATCGGAGCTATATGGGTAACTTTAGAAAAGGAAACTGTTTTAATTATCGTTCCCCAAAATCCTTGTAACTTTGATATATCGTAAAACCCAATATAGCAATCGTGTTTCATTCTAGTTTACCATCAAAGGATTCTCCGTCACTCATACGCCAAGATTTATTATTCCAATCAGCTTCTTCTTTTTCTTTATAAAAGCTAAGTTGAATGTGCAAGTCTTCGTTTAGTTCCCGTAGACTTTCAATCTCTTGGATAGCACTTTCAATCTCCAAAAAAGCCCCATCGTTAAAAGGAATCCCATTCCTCATAGCTTCAGATAGATTAGTTAAGCGAACTAAAATATCATTTTGATTCTTCATTTGTTGTTTCCTCCTTGACTTTCCACTTTACAAATGTTCTTGAAATAATATATAGACCCATTAAACAAGTACCACAGATAATAAGAGTTCCTTGGTTTGTTCCTTCTTTGAGCGTTAGACTCGCAACAATAGGAACAAGAGCAGACCAAAATTCTGTAGTTTGATAACCTGGTTTCATAAAAACTCCTTAGTGTGTGTTAGACCAATTTGAACCTACTTTATATTCAGCATCAATACGCATGTTAATCTTCAGTCGTTCTCCTGCTTCTGTTGCTGCTGCAATAATTAACTTACCAGCTTCATCTGCAATTTCTTGAGGACAAGTAAATTGAAGTTCGTCGTGAATATAAGCGACCTGTTTTACTTTATTTCCAAATTTTTCTTTTAGCTTTTTGTTTGCAAGCACCATCCAATACTTGGAAAGGATGGCACCAGATCCCTGTAGCCATGTGTTTAACGCAGCGTGTTCCGATCTGACGGGTACTTTACGACCATCAGGTAGCAACACCGCGCCCCACTTAGCCGCCATAAACTTGGCTTCCTGCTGTACCTTAGCCAAGGCAGGAATCTCTTTTAGAAACTTTTCTTTTAATTTCGATCCCTCTTTGGAGGAAGCATTAACGATTTTACCGATCTTAGCATCTCCTGCACCATATAGAAAACCGTAAATAAAAGTTTTTGCGTTGTTTCTAGTAGGTAAACCAGCAGCCATTTGATTGTGTACATGGATATCTCCATTTAAAATAATATCTCCATACGCACCTTTGTCATATTTATGCATGTAGTGAGCAAGCATTCTTAGTTCAAGACCGCTAAGATCTGAGCCAAGTAAGACTTCGTTCTTGTTAGGAATCCATAGTTCTCTTGCTCTGTGATCTCCACTAACCTGAGCAACATTAGGTTGGGAGTGCGTACACCTACCCGTTGCTGCACCTTGTGGATTAATAAATCCATGAATCTTACCATCCCTACTTGAAGAGGCTCTATTAATCCAGTCTTCAACCTGACCAATTAACTTAATACAAGCAAAGTATTTTAATAGAGCTTTTGCTTCTGGGTATTCTAGTTCAGCCAATACAGACTCGTCTACTTTTGGATTTCCTTTATCTGTAAGTGGTGCTTTCCATCCATACTTTTCTTCTAGTCTTTGTGCAATCTGTTGTCTAGATCCAGGATTAAACACTTCAATCTTTGGCTTTAGATCTTTTCCTGTTTTCTCTGACTTGCGATAATGGATTTTATCAGGAAAGATCTTTCTTGTTTCATCTTCAATACCAACTTTATCCATAAGCAATTCATTGTGCAAAGCATACGCTTTATCTAGATCAAAACAAAAACCTGTGTTTGTTTGTTCCATAAGGATTTGTGATACAATATGTTCAAACTTTACAATTTTTTCGTAGTTGTTTTCTTTAACCCAAATAGATTGTCTTTCAAAAATATCCTTGCAAAGACGAACATCTTGAATACAATACTCAAGCATTTCTGTTGAGTAACTTTCCCAACCACCAGTGTAGTCTTGCTTTGGGTTATTTAGGTATTTACCCCAAGACTCTAGACTATTATCACCAAGTGGGTGATTATTGATATCTGGATACATCAGCTTACTAACAACAAGAGTATCCCAAAATTGACATGTAAAGTTCACACCAAGAATACGACGAAGCATAATAATATCAAAAGACAGTATGTTATGTCCAATGATTAGTGTGGCTGCTTCAAGTTGTTCCTTTAGTCCAACAAAATCTGTATGTGGATACGAGCGTACAATACCAGTATCTACATCTTGTGTTACTACACACCAGATTTTATCTCCTTCTTTTACTGCTTGTCCTTTTGAGTTTAAAAGGATTTCGTTTAGTCCGTTTGCTTCGATGTCAATAACAAGTCGCATGGATTGGTAAACCGTTTATCCCTTTCTTCTAAAAGTTGATCTGCAAGTTGAGCTATTTCTTCTATGGTCATTGGTCTTTGTTTATCTCTAGTAGTTCCAGGATGCATAGCCATACTGAGAACACCAGCTGCATACATATCCCATGCAGCCATACGCATTAGTATTGCTTGTTCAACCATTGTCCACCACGGGTTCAAATACTACTTGTCCATCATCACCAATACCAAAGTCAATCTCAGACATTCTTCCGCTCTTCCAATCATAGAATAGAGCAACAGCAATACCTGACTTACCTGTTAGTCTATTCTTTAGAACACGAACAAGTGTTGTGTTTGCAACCTTTTCATCTGCGTTTTGTCTATCTCGCTCCAAAGCAATAACAGTATTAGGAACGCTAGCCAACGCACCAGAACCACGAAGATCTTGTAGTGTAATTCTATCTCCTTCTTCGTAAGCCTTATCAGTCTTCTTTAGTTGTGATACAATATCAATATGAACACCAGTACGAACAGCAAGAGATCGTAGTTCTTTCATTAGTGTATCAATAATGATGCGCTCTGAACTACCACCCTCAATATCTTTATCTTGTACACCCATAAGACCAGCAGCCGCAGCTGTAATATGGTCTAGAACAATGACATCTACCTTAAGAGAGACAGCCATGTATTCCATACGGGCTAGTAGATTAGCCATTGCATTATTACCAAGATGGTCGTAGATGTAGAAGTGTGTTCCTGCTAGTTTATTTCTTGCTTCGGCGTATTCTTCATCAGATAGATCATCAACAAAAGAAACATTAATTGGTGGCTTTCCCATTCGTGTTCTTAGTTCGTTCATCATTCGTGTTGCTCGTAAAGCACGAACTGGTTTGTTTAGCATCAAGCTAATCATATCATCCATTGTTTCTTCTGGCGATTCTTCTAACATGATAGCACCCACACTACGACCTTCGTCTAGATGGTGCATCATTAGTTCGCGTAGAATAGTAGACTTACCTGAACCAGTACCTGAAGCCCAAAGACTAATCTCACCAGACCGTTGTCCAATAAGGAATTCAGATAGACCATCGAATGGAAATGGGTATACTCTAATGTTTGCTGCTGCTTCTGTGTTAGAAATAACCTGAGAAATATGTAGAATCTCATCGGGAGAATATACTTGTGCTTCCCAAATAGCAGTTACAACAGCTTTACTTGCTGCCTTCATCAAGCATTCATTAGCATCCTTGTAAGGAAGCTTTGCAATCTTACACTTTCCTGGCGGTAGTATACCAGCAATTTGTTGAACCGCGCTTTGTCCTGCTTCATCATTATCAAAACAAAGAATAACTTCTTGATATGAATTGATAAACTCAAGATTATCTTTGATTGCCTTTAGTGCAGACTGCGCCCCATTAGGTACAGAAACAACAGGCCAAGTACCACCAAGTAACTGGCACACAGTCATACAGTCAATCTCTCCCTCTGTAATGACTAGTCGCTTACCATTGGTACTCTTCCATAGATGCTGACCAAATAGTTCTACATTCTTACTAGAACCACGCCAAGCAAAAGCCTTATCAGGACCACGAAGATGTTGTCCTACAAGTTCTCCTCCCTTGTAATAATTAGCAATCTCAATGTCTTTTCCATTGTAGTTGACTGTCTCATATCCAAACTGCCTACATGTTTTTTCATCAATCATACGATGGGAAAGACCAACAACACTACCTCGTAATTGTTTGAAGTTGGTTGTTTGTTCTTCTTCCTTTACAAGATCCATAGAACTTCCTTTCTTTTGTTTATTGTAACCACAACTAAAGCAATAGAAATGGTCCGTATATTCAGCAAGATTATTTCCTGAGTTGTCTGCCCCTACACTTGCACATTTAGGACAGCGACTTCGTTTACCTATAAATGTCGATAGTTCCGTTTTCATTTGAGTATATGATAGTATTAAAGATTTGTTCACACCAAGGCATACAATACTTACACGGCTTTGCCATACCTAATTTACCAGTCTTAGAAAACCTAAGATTTACTAGTATCAATTTATCTAAGTTCTTATTCTTCAGCTTTGTATAAGCATCTAGTTCTGAATGAAGCCACGGATACTTATAACCCAATTCAACTGCCTTTGGGTGGGTCTTCCATTCGTTGTTACCAATAGCCAATAGTTCGTTCTTTCTTAGAATAAGACTGATATGTGCTTTTTCTCTTACAACATTAGTCGCAATCTTCTGGGCTATATTAATCCAACGGTTATCCAACTTCATTCAAGGCTCTCCAACTAATCGGGAAGTGACTAGAACAAATTTTATTTACAAGATCAGCATAGATACGACACTCAAATTGAGCATGAGGATCTGATCGAAGTTTATACATTCGATTCCACGCATAGAGACTACCTGTCCAAATCCACTCAGTCATCATATTTTGTGGTAAAACCATTCGTGCTTGTTCTGCACAGATGCCGCGTCTAATCATATCTTCATAGAGAAGTGAAGCTCTATGAGTAAGATCATCTATTTCTAGTTTAAACAATTCTGTATCTGGATGGATTACATTAGATGATCCCTGTTTAATGTTCTCTGCTTTTTGACGAAGTTCAAAAGGAAGCCAAAAATCAGGAGAAACATTTACATAACGACGAGATACTTCATTCCAAGCAAAACCAACTTGATGTTTCTGTAGTTGTCGTGCCACAAAGATAGGTGCTTTAAAGCGCATCTTAATTTGACAATGACTAAAAGGACTCCAGTGATTGTGCTTTGCTAAGTAGTTAATAAGCTTTTCATTTTGTCCAACAGTAAAAAGATCTGAGGACTTATTCATGCTCACTCTTGCTGCATCACAAACAGCATCATCATCACCCATATGATCTACATACTGAACTAAAGTTTCTTCATTACCAAAATAATACATAGAACCTCCTTGGAAAAAAACCACCCATAGCATTTCTACTATGAGTGGCAGATATCCTAGATATACTAGGATAGACCCTAAGATACTATCTTAGGGGTAATTAGTTAGAATCCTTGGGTGTCTTGTAGAAAGGACGAACCTTTTCCATCACGCGAGTATTCCATACGATCTCATTTTCAGCATCAGTATATCCAGTAGTATACTCTGGAACATGTTGTTCTGGTACACTACCATCCATACCTACGCCGTTGTAACGATCCTTACGACCCATGACATAATACATACCTGGCTTATAGTTGCTCATTGTTAACCTCAATTGTAAAATAACCTTCTTCTTCTTCCTCTGCCCACTGTTTAGTGACATACACAGAGATGATTTGGGAATCGTCTTCCCACATTAACCCATTCAACACATCTAACACAGCCTTGGCATAGTTGTCTATGTCAGGCTTTGGATAATCTAGTTTGGTTGTCTTTGGTCGAGTTACATATAACTCTATGACAACAGCAAGTGGACCTTGTAGCGGTTTGAATTCAGATCCTAGAATATCCATAACTTTATCCCTTGCTTGTTCTCTGAAATCCCTATAGGGACCAGAATAATAAGCACCCCATTTGCCTACTCTCGGTCTGCTTGCGGCAACAGGCGGGATATCAAACTTCCAATTCAAAACGGAAGATCTTCATCCGTAGTAGGTACTTCTGGTTTGCTTTGTTGTGATACAAAACCACCTTCAACTGAAGTAAACCCACCACTAGAAGAACCGCTACGCTCTCCCTTTTGGATGATCTGTACACCGTTAAGGTACAGGCTCAGGGACTTGTCCCTAGACAGTACAACGGGCTGTAGACGCAGCTTAACCTTGTCCCCACCCATAGCCACCACCTCGCTAGGCTTGGCTTGTGAGTCAAAACAGGGAAAGGCACCCTTCTCTAAATGGCTCTTGGTCTTTGCCTTAAGAGTGACCACACCATCCTTTTCCTTAAGACCGTTGATCTTCTTTGCGCCAGACTTCTTAAGGATTTCCTTAAGCTTCTTGTCAAGAGAAGCATCAACAACCACTGTAATGTTATGATTAGCCGATGCCTCACCAAACTCAATATCTGGTTTAGAAAGATTTGACCAACGACAATCAATAACTTCAGTAATAAAACCTGGAATCTTATCAGCCATTATTTGAATCTCCTTGTGAAACTTCCTTATTTGCTTCTTCGATCTTCTTATCAAGATCATTAATATTGTTATCAAGATCTGCGACTAGAGCCTGAATATAATCTCGTACTCTAATCATATAATTCTTTACTTCATTACCTTCAACAATAATTGTACCTTTAGTTTCTGTCATGTTTAATTTCTCCTTTCTGATGTGAAATCATCTATAGCCCCAACTCTAGGTTACGGCCAATCTTTGTAAAAGACGCAGCCAACAGCGACTGCGTTATGCTTAAACCAATTTGGAACAACTTCGACAGCATTAACATGGGACTGATTTAGAATTGCTTCGGCTAATTCTTCCCCATCTTCGCACTTCCAATAAGTTTTAACAAAGTTTAATAGTTCATCATTTGTTTGATATGTGTCGCTAAACTCGCGCCAAATGCGAATATCAAAGTTAGCTGTTGTTGTTTTAATAATGTGTTCTTTTAGAATCATAGATTCATTAACTCCAAATAAGGATGACCATCTTTTACAACACCACAACTAAGGATTGGTTTCTTAAGATAGTTAGAACCATACCGCATAGCAAGATGGTTTCTATCCACACCAGATCCTACATTCATACCAAAGAATCTAGTATTAGGACCAACAACCCAATTGATACCAGCAACACTATGAGTGTGTCCCATAACTACAGACATTGCTCTCATCTTTGCTGCATTAAAAGCAGGATATAAAGATGAGCAACCAGTACCGTGTGTATAAAAGACATCATCAATGGTGTGTCCCCAATCCCACGACCAATTAGGTGTGTCGTACAACTCATTCCAATTCTTCAAATACACATCAGGAATACCAGCATCAGCAGCAAGTCTAGCAACACGCTCATCGTGATTACCAATACAAATACGCATATGAGGAAAAGCTGCATACCACTTCTTAATACATTTAGTTGCTGCCTTAAACTCATCCATAGCAGCAGGATGTTCTGGGTGCTTCTTATGAAACGAAATACAATGGTGATCTACAATATCACCAATATGTACAACCTCATCACATTTATACTTAAAGCGTATCTTTTTTACAAACTCTAAATAGTCAGGGTGTACCGCAGGAAAATGGGTATCACCGATTACGAGAACGGTTCTTGACATTAAATCTCCTTTGCATATCTTCTTTCCATTGTTGACTTAGCGGAGGCAATGGTTCTCCTCCATCCTCTTGTGGAATAGGCGCATTGACATCAAAGTATCCAGACATATGCATGACTTGATACTTATTTAAAGTTGTGTCTTCAGCAGCCCTATAAAAACGCCCATTAAGTTCTATCTTTTTTCTCTTTACCTTTGTCATTATCATCAGCTCCTACAAAAATATTTAAATCAACCCGTGGATCAAAAGTTTTTATGTCTTGTAGATCCAGTTCTCTTTCTGCATTCTCAACAAAGAGATTTGCAAACTTTATGGTAGGTACAAAAATAGTTAGTTCTTTCTTTTTCTTTTTCGATTTTAAAAGTTTAATAAGTATTTCAATACCTTCTTCCATTTGTCCTTCGTTACTTATGTAAAGTATATCATTGGAAGAAATAAGGAGACTCCTTTACTTTTTCTATTTCAAGAGTTCCTGTATTTGGTAGTTGCGGTAGTTCAACACACAATAAAGACTCAAGACTTTCCTTTAACAAGGCAAGTTGATTGTGTTTGTGTATATTAAAAAACTCTTCTGTTGTTACTACTCGTAATGTTTCTACATAAGGAGCGTATGTTCCGTAACTATCGTGTACAAAAGATAACTCTAAAATGTTTTTACTTATCAGAGAATAGATTACAGACCACATATGAGAAGCGTCTAAACTATGAATATAGTTAGGAGCAACAGCATTATTTACAGATTCTGAATCTATTGTTTTAATATTTGCGTTACCAAAGTGTAGTTCTTTCATGTTAAATAACTTGGCAACGCTTCTTCTTGTTTCTATTTCATGGTACTGATGAACAACCCTAAATCCACAAGGAGTAGTCCACTCAAGATTCTTTGCTAGATTGCTTGCAATATCAGCCACTTCTTTTAACCATTTCTTTCCTTCATTTGCTGATTCTAAACAACCACGCAAAGACTGGTCAATGTAAGTAGCCAACTCCATTACAGCAGCACTAAGGTTTTCTTTAGCTACCCAATCTAAGTGTCCATCACTACGACAATACTTACGAATCCCGTAGAAAGTAACACCATATGGATCAGTCATTACAGCACGCTTAACAACAGATCGTCCAATCTCTCCCTCCCAATGGTCAAGAAATATATTACACCATTGGTTTTCTTTTGCTTCTTCTTTCATCATATTAGTACAACGATCTGCTACAAAAGAATAAACATCTTGGGGTTCGCCTGAATCAAATAAATTAACCATCTTACCAATGGCTTCGTCTTTCATAATAGCAGCCCAATGCTGAATACCATTACAAGACCCATCCATTTGTACAGGTAACTGAGTCATGCCATCTGTTCTAAACAACTCATAGATGGCAGCAATCCGCTGAAATGTAGTATTCTTTTTCTTCTTATCCGAACACCAGAATCTTCTTGTATCATAAGGATTATCATAGATAGCCCGTAACATTTCCATATTATCATCTACCCATTTAATACGATCCTTAAAAGAAATCTTATCTTGATCAAAAAGATTTGCAATGTGTACCTTTAACCAATACCTTCCACTATCTGTTTGTTTAATTGGCGTTGCAAAATAAATCAAAGCCTTATCAAAGTCACAAGATTGTGGACTTAAAAGTTCACAAGCCGTATAAGCCCGACCTCTAAAGTCACAAGTATACACATGGTAAAAGAACTTGTACTTAAGTAAGTCTTTTGCTAGTCGCATACGAACAAGCATTCTAGATCTAAGATGTTCTTCCTTATACCAAGCTGCATATGCTTCTTCTTTTCTTGACTTCCAGAAAATCTTTTCTTCTTTAGTTCCATTCTCTGGATATGGTTCTGAGAAATCAAAAGCGTTAAAATCATAAGCTGGTAGGTTACCTTCTCTAGTGTTGTTTTTAAACAAAGTCTCCATTATATTATACACATGTGGATTTATTGCCCACTCTGTGTGCATAAGAGAATTAAGACCGTCAACAACAATATTACTAGGGACTGAACCCTTTTGTTTTTTTGTTTGTTCTTCATCTTCAAACACATCCCTAAAGCGTTGAACAACAGGTTTTCTAACATAAGACAAAAGATGTCCACCAGAAGCATCAACGGAATGCTTAATAGGAGGAACAATCATTGGTCTATAAATCATAGCGGCTTGTGTAATCATATCAGAGTGAGCCTGATTAAGCTCTTGCAAGATAGTATCACTAAAACCAACTAATACTTTTTCACGCCACCCTTTGTTATTATATGTACGAATATTACGAAGTTCAATAACACCGCTTGTTTCTGCAATACGCAACATATGATGACCAAAGTCTTCCTTTTGTTTTCTAGAAAACTTTGATCTATCTAAACATCCCATCTTCTTAGCAAACGCAGTACATCGTTTAGGTGTCCATGCTTTTAGATACTGAGATTGAGTTAGCCAGTCCTTTTTAAAATCAATCCTTGCTTTATTATAACCAATAATATCAATAGTCATATTGGCTATCTCTAAAGCAATGTGTTGTGCAGAAGGTAATGGCAACTCTTTTAAATCAAGATCTCTAGTCCAAACATTAGATCCAAACCACTCAATCATAATGACACGCAGAGTAACATCAGCCATCTTCTTTGCGCCTAAAGCAAACAAAGGATAAGCCCAATCTGGTGTTCTCTTGGATTTAGATACTGTATCAATCCACTCCTGATAAGAGGGTTCCAGATACAAGACACACTTATTAAGTAGTTCCTGTTCTGGAATCCCCTCATCAGGGTGAACATCATAGACATCCCAATACTTTTGTTCACTAGCAACAAGCATATCTTCTTCAAGAGTTACTTGAAGATTCTTTCGTCTTTCTTGTTCCTCTTTAGATAAATTATTCCAGTTGATTAACAAGATAGACCTCCAATGAACTAAGTTAATCTTTCTTTCAAACAAGCTCTAATGCATAACCCATGATAGCAAGGGTTGTATCCTGTTGCTTACCAAGGATATTATTATATGCTCGACTTTCCGCACTAGGCTTACGACCACGCGCAGGATTCTTATGCTGCAACCACTTAGTCGCTGCATTAGCAGCAACCCACAGATTTGGCGTAAGGTTCAGATCCTTACGCTCCTGATCAAAGGTTTCAGACCAAGTTGAGATAGCAGCAACAGCCTCACGATAGTTACGACTCTCATCATCAGTCTGTGGATTAGAAACAACAGGCTCTTCCATAATACCCCAAACATCAAGCCAGAACCGCTGGATATCATCCTGAGTCATGGTTCTAGAACTCAGAGTCTGAACAGACTCCTCAAAGAACTTAGCCGTCTTTGCATACTGAGCCAAAGCCTTACGCATAGAGTCAAGCTTATCTTCCATGTTACCAGTATGGGTAACACGATACATTTGCTTCTTCTTCTTTGCTCTATCAGCAAAAGCCATGCTCAAAGTATTAGAACAAACAACACGAATGCTGGTACCAAAACCACCAAGTGCAATAGTACCATCGTGAGAACTACACATACACATATATTCATCAATCTGATCATCACTACCCTGAGCAGAGATAAAGGAACCAGCCTTAAGAAGAACGACAAGCTTTCGCCCATTGTTCATACTAAAAGCCGACTCAACCTTTACCGTATCACTAAGAGCATAAGCAAGATCAAACACCTCACTATTCTGTACAAGCTGATAATCAGAAGACTGAATACTAAGAATCTTCTGGTTATCTTCTCGTACAATAGCGGCATAGTCAGCATCATAGATACTATTGTTATTGTAAGAAGCATACACAGGAACCTTTGCTACAGTCCAATCAAGACCAGCAATACGCATAGCCTCATTAGGTTCAAGCGCATCACCAACATACTTACCAAGACCATGCCAAGTAGACTGAGCAAACACAGCACCATCATCTTCATAAATCTCTGCTGCCATAGTTAATCTCCTTTGTTAATCTTCTTCTGAATCCCAACGACCATTTCTATCGTTATGCTTTACTCTTGATCTATTCCATTCTTGGAGCCTAGACTTCTTTGGCTTATTCTTATAAGGCTTCTCTTTGGGATTCGTTTGATCCCGCTCCGTATCCGATGACTCCATATTCCTTTCGTCGTTCACAGCACTTAGTCTCCTTTCGATTAAGGTAAATAAAATACTTAAGGTAATAAGTATTTAAAAAGATTGTAAAGACTACACCTAAAACAAAACTAAAAATAAGTTCCATTAATCCTCCTCGTAATAATCATCTGCTCTATTATCATATTCTTCCATGAGAGTTTCCGAAAGGCGGGTTTCATACTTGTAATAAAGATGTTCTGCAAGTCTATGCAGAAGATCCTTATCTACAACCTGCTTTTCTTCTCCAAACTCATCAACATCAAAAGCCTCAACAATAACAAAATCACTGAGTGTTGCGTCTAAAAAACCATAACTACCACGATCATCAACAAGATAATCACGATTAACATCTCCTTCTACAGTAGCGCAACCAAAGTAACAACCGCCTTCAAAGTCTTCCGATTCAAACTCAAAATCAAATTCAATAGACATAGCACTCTCCTTTCTAACTCTTTGGTTTGGATTCGCACCAAAACGAGTAGGTTCAAAGCCTACCATGCTACTATTACATCACCAAAGAATGAACATCCCTGAATGGATTTGAACCATTGACCCACAGCTTAGAAGGCTGTTGCTCTATCCAACTGAGCTACAGGGATATAAATATAAGCGGGATACTCAGATTTGCACTGAGTTTCTAGCTTTTACGCTAGTACGAAACTTGTCGTATCTGCCATTTCCTACATGGCTGTATCCCCTATTAACTAGAGTCTACTATAATTAGACTCAATAATATCAGCAATTTCATTAAATGTTTTTGGCTTTCCCGTAGTTACAAAAACATTGTGTGGATCAGCACCATCATTAAGTTGAGCCAATGAAGACAGATGCTCTTCTTTATTCATATCTTCAAATAGATATTGATTGTTGTTAAAGTCACCATAAGAACTTGAAATACCAGCCCATTCCATTACGCACTTAGGAAGACTACCATCTTGTTCATCATACTTATACCAATGATCCCATGCATGTCTACGCTTAATTCCTTCTTGATCACTCCAGATAAGATGGTTATTATAGAGTTCACAAAGAACACCAAGACAACAAAAAGTATCATTACACCGATTCAAATAACCCTTACCTTGCTTATAGTCACCAGAACGCAGAGCCTTTACCCACTTTTCCATGATATTCTTTTTCATATAATCTCCTTTATTAAGTGGTCCCCGTGGGACTTGAACCCACAACCAGCGGATTAAAAGTCCGCTGCTCTACCAATTGAGCTAGAAGACCATTCCCCTAGTCTTGTAGACTAGGGTACTTAGTTAAATGTTTTCCCAGTTCTTCTCAATCGTGCTAGCAATCTGCTTAAAATTACGAGGATTCACCTTCTTAGTTTTACATCCATCATTTAGAGATGCAAGATCAATATCGTTATCATCTCCATAATCTCCAGTTTCCCAATTATGCTTATCCACATTAAACCCAGCCCACTTAGCAACAGCAAGAGGAAGTTGACCATTACAACCATCGGCTTCCCAAAGAGGAGTAGATTCAGTAAGGCTATCATAACAAGGTTCAAGTCTAACAAGATCAAATTCACAACCCTTCTTCTTAGCCTTACGATCCTTCATATAAAGATCGGTAAGAACACCAAGACAACAGAAGCCAACATCACCATCCTTACGAACACCACAAAGGGTGTTCTTAACTTGCTTGTACTCACCACTACGAAGAGCCTTAACCCACATCTTTGCAATATTTTCCTTCATTGTTATATCTCCTTTAGTTAGTCAACAAAAATTTCAACTTCAGCACGAATGCTATTACGAAGATCATACCGAACCGCGTCAAGGATATCATCCCGAATACCATCGACATCATAATCATTGATATCAAAATTACGATCCATCCAAGAATCAATCTTGGCATCAATCATATTAATAAATGCAGGATTCGTTTCAATCTTAGAAATAACCAGATCAGCAACCTGATTATAGATCTCTGGCGAAACCATAATGGGAACATTAATAACTTCTTGCGCTGTCATTTTACTCTCCTTTGTTAGATGTGTATCGTCTTCCAAATCCATTACTCATCTCCTAACCAACCCGCCATACGACAACCTGGTTCCTTATAAAACCAATCAAGACAAACTTCAGGATACTGTTGAATCAGATAATCATAAAGAACATCTGGTGGACCCCAAGCAGTTTCAAACATAAGCTCAACATAAGGATAGTCATCACCATCCCTAAAACCATCAGAAAGATAGTCTAGATTACAACAATCCCACTTGGTTCCCCAGTTAGAAATACACCAATGATAAGCATCACAAGTTCCATACTTTTTAGTGAGTTCATCAATCTCTTCATTACTAAGTGGAGTAACAACACCATCCTTTTCACGCCACCAAGTATACTGAACTTCACCTACAAAGACAGAACCATAATGAATATCAAGCAAGTCTTGAGGAATAGGACGAAGGCGACCAAAAGAAAAGCAACCTTCATTATATCCAGCATCATTAAGAAATTCTGCTACTGCCTTACGAGGACCACTAATAGTTAGTTCGTTCATGCACCAGTTAGGCATTGTTAATATCAATCCTTTCAATCTTAAACTCTTCGGTATCAAAGTCTTCGGAATCAATGAGTTGGTAGTTTTGCTTAAACATATTATCAGGATCGTTTATAAGTTCCACAAGGATTTCTTTTACATGAATATCATCCTCCGCTTTAATAGACCAAGTTTCACCACGAACCGTCTTACACACAGTAAACACAGTGATTTCCTTCATACTCTATCTCCTTTCTGTTAGTGGTTTCAGAGGGAATCGAACCCTCACGATCATAAGATCGACAGATTTTAAGTCTGTTGCGTCTGCCTGTTCCGCCATGAAACCAGTTGGCTACCTATTACAGTAGCCTATATGTATTAACCAATCAGATCAGCGGCAGCCTTCTTAAGTTCCTTAGTCCTAGCAACATTAAGCTTATGGCTATTTCCTGTCTTTTCGGTTGCATCCTTTGCACGAATAAAAGAAGTCAAAGGTTTGATGAGATTAAGAGTATCCTGCATAGCATTGCAGCGTTGAGTAACCTCATTAATCTTTCGACTAAGGTTAGCAACACACTCAAAACTATCCTTTTCATGTCGAGCAACAAGACTAATACGCTCTTCAAGACAATTAAGTTGTGCCTTTGTTGCAAAGAAACGATTACTAGAATCAACATGAGTATCAATAATACGATCAATATTATCTAGACGCTTCTTAAAGTCTTCAATCTTACGATTATAAAAGTAATCAGTTACAGCCCACGATACGGTAGCAGTAATACAGGCAATACCAGCAGCAAAAATATAATCCATAAACATTCTCCTTTTAGTAGTAACAACTATTCTCAGCGGGACCACAATAGTAAACAATCAAACGACGATCCTGAATACCATCAAGCATAGCAACAAGCCCAGATAAAGTACGATACTTTATGTGTTGCTTATCTCTATCTACTTCCTTAAGTGCTTCATAAACAAACTCTCGTTGCCAAGCAAGCACTTCATAGTTTATAGTAGCAGGAGTAAACACATCAAACCGTTCGTCTTCCATATATTCTCCTAGTAATAAAAGCCAAGACTACCTTGCCAAACCTTATCGTTAATGTACCAAGTATAATCCTTTTGAGAGATGCGTGTGTCTGGCTTAAGTGTATAAAGAATAGCATTCAATCTACTCTTTGTAGTCTTTGATCGCCAAGTAGCATCATTAATCTGACAATAAGAATCACCCTTAAGTACAGCAATAAGATTGCCTCTATAATACCACGCTGTAGTTCCCCAACTAGTAACTACATGGTCGTTCTTATTCTTCTTAGTACCACGATTAATAAAAGCATGAATCATTTCTTGTTCAATCTTACGCATCCCACACCTCCATTGTTCCACCATACTTATTTGCGATATCAACAATAACTTCCACAGGAACATAAGGATAAACAGTTTCTGTTGGATTGTCTCCCTCAACCTCTATGTAAGGCATAAGCATAGGCTCTACACTAGATGGAAAACCAACCTCATAATGAGTGTAGTTATTCAAGTTATTAAGCCTAGGACTACTATAGTGAAACTCAGATGCTTGAATACTAAGCTTCAAGCTATTATCATTAGAACCAAACTTAATCATGGGACGGATATCCATACTGCTTCGCTTCGGAAGCATAGACATAAACGCATTAAAAGAATCAACAGTAACCTTATTGCTCATTGTTTGTCTCCTTTAGGATATTCTTTGCGCCATCAACGAACTCATCAATAAGACTGATAATACCTTCTTTATCTATCTTTTTAGTCTCCTTATCATAGTAACCATCATAGTCTACCATAAAGATATACCAACTCTCAATAAATTGTTTCAGTTTTTCTTCATTAGTCATAAGTAGTAGGGGTGGGAGTCGAACCCACATGAGCGCGATTATAAGTCACGACCTTTTACCAAATCTATCAGGCACCCTACCATAGTATGCGTTATTGTATGGAATACGCATCCCTCCAGAGCGATTATCTATAGCCCCAACTTACAGGTAGTGATCCTCAAAGTGATCAGCCCTTTCAAGAAAGGATAGATAGGCTTCGGCATCATCTCTAAAGCGAAAGGATTCAATAAGAGAGTCGCCATCATAAACACTAAACCAAAGACCATCATTAAAGATGTCTTCTTGTACAATCAAACCTTTATTAAATCCATGCATTGTAAAGGGTTCCATTCTTAACAATAAGTGCTTCACTTTCCTGAAGAAGATTATCAGCAGACTCATAACCACGACGATAATCATCGTACCAAACACCCCAATACTCAGGAAGGGTACTAATATCCGCTTCCGTCATATAGTACGGCTCATGCACCATAGGCTTACCTGCCATACGCGCACGATAACCAATACGGAAACCCTCCATAGGGTAATACGAGGCAGGAATAAAAGCAGCAAACTTAGCAAACGCAGCCTTATCCTCGCTAACAAAATCAGAACCATCAACACTGTTATCGGTATCACTCATTGTCGTATCTCCTTGTTTAATTACCACCAACCAACAACCACAGAATCGTTATCTGCTACAACCTTAAACCATTCGGCTAACATCACCGCTTGGTCTTCTGTGATATAAGGATCATGCCTAGCCCGTTGATACTTATCAAATGCGTCAGGCTTTGCTAGCATCTCTGCCATACGCTTAACCCGCTCAACGGGAATCTCTTCCTGATACAACGATTCACCAGTTACAAAGTGTACATAATCATTGTACACCTTACCACGAAACGATGAACCATCTCCACTTAACATACCCGCACACAAGGTATGATTAAACCAATCATCTGGAAGTGTATTAATACCACCCTCCACATAAGATTCGTGTTGCTTAGGAAACATTGCATAAGTATCAAGACCCATAGCGTACTCCTGTTGCGTTAAAAAGAAAACGAATAAGAAACTCTTCTTCATCATCCGAAAGATAAAGACCAGAGCATATGCAGTTGCTTGCTGTCATCACAGCAACATCTAGATTGCGATAAAACCCATGCTTAATAGCATGGATACAATCAGAGATACCACATTCACCATCAGGCAAAAAGTCCATCTCATATCCTTCAACCATGTCCATTCTCCTTTTCTACACCTTCAATACGATTACGAAGTTCATAAACCCAAGCAGGAAAACTGCCATGAGCATCAAAGAATTCCTTAATCTCCATGTAACTAGAGAAAGTTATATGCAGTACAGGTGATTGCTTACAACCCATACCTTGACCAGAGATATCTTCCTCACGCCAAGACAAACGGAAAACAGACATACCATAGTCTCTTTCGAGCCTATCGTTAATCTTATTACGAAGAAGCTGATACTTGCATTCGTGTTCCACGGTAAACCTAATGCTCCAATCCTTAGCACCATAGTCTTCAATGTCAGAAACAAAACGAACAATCTCAACAAGCATCAGCGTGATCTCCTATATTCGGCGTTAAGCCTATCAATGTTCTGCTTACCTTCAGCCACAAAGAGTTCCCCGCCTGTCTTATGGGGATAGATAATCCTGCATATCTTGATTGGTTCATGCTTGTCAGCACAACCAACACAATAAGTTATGTCAGGAAAAAAGTCAAGTCTTTCTTGTGGTATATTATTACCACAATCAGAACATCTCATAGTCCTCCTCGTCATCATAATCCCAGTTAACAAAAGAAACATAAACCCAACGCGCTGGCTTGTGCTTCTTAAACATATTACTCCTTAGTAATGGAAACCTTAATACGATCAAGACCAAACGCAAAGTAGACAACAAACAGAATGTTAACCACACCAAAGACAACTAGTGCGGCGTTCTCCCACTCCCAGTTAACCCGAGTAAACACAATCAGAGCAAGACCAACGGCAAAGATATAAGTGAAGGCAAGCTTTTCGGTGATGGACATAACAATCTCCTTGAAAAAAGTTAGGGATTAACCTTCAATCGGACAACCAAAAGCAAACCAAATATCACAACAATCGTGGCACATATTCCACGAATAGTTATCAGGTGTGTTATAATACACCCGATCACAATGACAACAGGTACACTTTTCTTTTTCATCCATTGTTGTTTTCCTTAACATTAGCAATAATCCTAATCGGAAAGTTATTACGAAAGGAAACCATAACTTCGTATGGATATCCATTAGCAATGACCCATTCCCGTAGTTCACGACCTGTAACCAGATCGCGGTCAAGTTCCTTTGGAAAACCGTACTTCCATCCCGAAGGTGGATCAATCAAAGAACCCTTAAGATACATTAGGCAACCTCCCTTCCCCAAATATCACCCTGACAAGTGTCAAGTCTAAAACCAAACACATGAGGCACAAGATAAACACCCTCTGCTCCAATAGCATCAATCTCTCTAATGGTAGAGAAGTCAACGCCAAGACCAAGAAGGTTAGCACCATAAGCCGAAACAGGCTTATCAACATCTGCTCTAACCAAGTGACACTTATATTGGCGATAAGACCTATCACCACAAGTCTCACAGTAATGCTTTTGAATGCTTACTCGTTCCGTATTAACGGAAAGAATCATACCGCAGCAGTTCTTAACAAGAAACACAGTTTCAACCTTGCTCATTAGAATGTCACCTCGTTAGAGATATCCACCTTAATCGAAGAACCCTTAGACTTTGCCGTATTATTCGTAGGAATAGGCAAGCCATTGATAACGGCATGAACCACAGCCAAACGGTGATTACGCTCGTCCGTCATACGCTTGGCATAAGCCTTAAACCCATTACGGGTAGGCTCACAACCAGGACGGTAACGATCAGACCTTACAACAATAAGGCGACTCGAATGCTCACGCAGCATACATTCCCTCCTTAATGGTGACCACGACAACAATGATGAACACAACCCACATGGCATAATACCATGCGTCCAGACCACGACTACCAAACTTGGTGTTCTTACCCATTGGTGTTATCCTCCATCGGGATTTCTCGCGCCTTCTTATATCGAAGGTATGGTTCCTTCTCGCTCAACCGTTCCTTGCCAAACGGCGATTCCATACCCGCCGCAAAGTTACCAGAGAATCCCGTATCGTTACGAAGATACTCTGAAACATCATTGAGCGAACCCACAGCCTTCGGGAAGATATCCCGACAAGCCTTAAGATTGCGCCGCTTATGCTTCCGAGCTTGCTCTCGCCGCCATGCACGATCACGCATAGTCATTACTCCTTAGTTGCAGAACACAACCGCAAACTTACGACCATCGTTGGTAACACCGACCGCCTTAAAGGAATCATATTGGGAACTCTTAAACTCCCAAACGATACCTTCCGTACCAAGAAGATTGTTCACAAACTTGATACCATCATTAACGGTAGGGAAAGTAGCAATCCCATAACCGTTTTCCGATGCCCGATGAAGGGGAATCGACATACACATATTGTCATGTCTTTCAACAACAACAAACTTACCGCTTGTTGTGTTAACTTGCTGACGCAAAGCGTAGTTCTCCTTACGCAACTCTGCAATATCGTCACGATAACCTTCCATCTTCTTACGAATGAGGTTAATCGTGTTGTTAAGTGCATCGTAGATACGCGCTTCGCTCATAGTTGAATCTCCTTTAGACGCGGAAGACCTTGATTTCATAGCCCTTAACGGTGTTCATGTAGTTGTTGACTTCAACCAAAGAGTTAAACAACTCCATCTTAACCTTGTTGTTGATGACAACTAGAACCAACCACTTTGGGCCGATTGTTCCGTCGAGCATAACTGAAATCTCCTTTAGTTGTAGTCCTTAACAAGCGTAACAACAACTACATCGGCGTTAAACGGTAGTCCTGTATCCACAAACAAATCCACCGCAAGGATAGCCGCAGCATCCTTATTTGCAGCGATAACATGGACAGAGAAAGACCCGTACCGAACAAAGAACAGTTTCATACTTGAAATCTCCTTAACTTGGTTTGTCTCATCAGGCATAGGATAACCAATCCTATACGACACAAGTCATAACTCATAACTTGTGTTTCGACAAGTCTGTTATATAGACTATGCCCAAACTTGCTTGTTCTTATAATCGTCGCAACAAACGAGAGACATAAGCGACAAGTGCGTATTGTAGAGGTTTTCCCTCGCGGCAATAACCTCTGAATGATTACACCACATGGCATAACCATCAGCATTGATAACCTTGTCGTACTGTTTCCAAGCCGCGCTAACCAAGAACATCATACGCTGTGCAGGCATATCTTCTTCGCGCATAAGCGCATCAAAGACACCCGTGATCTCATTAAGTTGGCTCACAATAGGAGCAACCTGCATAGCCTGCCACTTATTGTACTCGTCAAGATTGTTAATCATGGTGTTCCTTTCTTAACCAAGTTGACCTTCAACCGTGTCAGCCATAACCTCGTCCCACACAACGCGGAACCAGTTAGGTGCGCGGTGCGGATCGTAGTCAGTCTTAACCCGCTTCACCTTAACCTCTTCCTTGATAGGCTCAAGGCTACCCGACAGAATCATATCTGTCTGACTCTCAAGGATGAGGGACTTAAGTTCTTCGCTCATAACTGATGACTCCTTATCAGAGAAAGAAGTTAGGGTCAGACGGGATAACCGTAACGGTGGTAACAACCTTCGGCTTAACCGCCTTCGCCTTAACTGGCTGCGGGTTAGGGTCTGTCGTGATAGGCTTGTAATCCTTAACGGGCGTGATATACTGCCCGAGATAAGCCCCGCGCTCATTAAGTGCGCGAGCCTCATCCGCATCGGGCGTATCCAAGCCCGACTTAACCCGCAGGATGTTAGCCGCAACCCCATAACTGATTCCAGCATTACGGGCGAGGCTGATAACTGCGGCGTGAATAGCCTCACGCGACCTAGTTGCCTTCGCGTTAGCGATGGCTTGGTTAATGCAGGTGAGCATGACTGGATTGATCTTACCCATGATTACTTAACCCCCATTCCGTTAGAGGCTTCAAACTTATCCCACGACTCGACAATCTCCCAGTACAACCTATCGGGAACAGCCTTGCCGCCCATAGGCTCGTCCAACTCATCCTGCGTCATCTTAACCTCGACAATGTAAACATCCTCCCGCATAAAGCGTGGATCGTCACCCGTGACGGACATAACCACAGCGGACAATGGAAGGAACTTAACGGTTCCATCATAACGACCCGAGGCATAAGCCTTCGCCTCATTAAGCGAACGCAGATAGTTGAGTTCCTTAACTGCCCCGTCCTTAACTTCGCACACGCTAAACATGGTAACCATAACCACGACTCCTCTTAACTTTGAGGCGAATGACCAAACGGAAATAACCCCTCACCCGTTAGGGCGAAGGGTTATGTTGGGGGTTAGTAACCTCCCCCCGATGGAATCAGAAGGTAACCGCGTCGAGGTTAGCGAGCGCAGCCTTCGGGTTCGCCTTGTTAGCCGTGTTGGCGTTAACCCAGCCCGCGTCAGGGCGTTCCGCCATGAGGTACTCGCGCATGACCTCACCCGCCTTGACCGCGAAGTCAGAGGTGCGGAGGTCTTCCGTCACGGGGTTACCCCCGAGCATCTTGACGCAGACCGCCATCAAAGGGTAGTCCTTACCGTCCGAACCCTTGACCGTGGCATCCTTGACCGCGAGGGACTTGACCGAGCGCATGTCCACCTTGCGCGTAGCGGGGTTGACGATATCACCCTTGACGATAGCCGCGTCGAACTTGACGAGCAGAGAAGACTTGGCGATGATAGCGAGGATCGACATGATTCAGACTCCTTAACTTGGAACGGATAGGGTAGGCTACGATGCTTTCCCTTCGATGGTATACGCTGCAGGATTGTATCCTAGGGTATGCCGCGAAAGAAAGGCAGGGTAGGCTATGCCCGATTCGGTTATCAGCCTCCGAGGTTATGACCCGAGCCGACCGAGGGGCTAAAGGGGGGCCATCAGCGGAGGGATTTAGGGAGGAACCCAGAATAAATTTCTGACCCCTAAGTCAATTTCCATGTCAAAGTCATCATCATCCACCTCAAAATCCAGTGGACCATCTAACCCATCAATAGATATCATAGCTGACCTCCCGTGTAGACGGCAAAGACCCAAGCTCCGTGTTAGGCAAACCACGGAGTCCCTTGCTTACTTAGGAGATCCTGTGGGCTAACCCTATAATAATATCAACTTAAAGAAAACCCTTGTATTCCTACAAGGTAAAAGAAAATTCCTTATAATGATTATATATCATCTATAGCCCCAACCAACGAATAGTCCCGTACCCATATTTCAGGGTACAGGACCAGAATAATTAGAATCTTTCTAACAGATCAGCCAACTCAGTAGATACTCCCTGTAGTTTTACAGGTCTACTGGGTATATTCAATGGCTGAGTCGTTCTAGCCACGGGCATAGGCTCCCTAGGCATTCCTACCTCTGGAGTAGGCTCTACCATAGGTTGTTGTACCCTAGGCTCCATAGGCGATTCTACGGCCTTTGGAGCTGGCTTCTTAGATTCAATAATACCAGGATTATATACCCTACCTACGGTGGGTGGGGTGTACTCTTCTTCAAGAGCATTCTTTATTAGTCCTGATAATAACATATTATCTAAGAATGGTATAGCTTGTATAGCTTGTTCTCTTTGCTTTCTAGTTAGTGGCTTACCTTCCATATATCTGGTTATGATACCTGGCATCTTCTCAAAGTCCTTAGTCATGGCATCAAATCTATACTGGAATGGTGAGTCAATAACATTAGGTAGGTCTAGTCTTTCCATGCTCTTTGGTACATCTTCCTGTGCAACATGGGCATAGGTCTGATAGGCACCAGTAACCAATAACTTAAAGAGCCAGCTATAGTTTCCGTATACGGGCATTCTAGCAGCATTGGTTAACATGAAGGCTACAGGTGAACTGGTGATTTCATTTGTTGCTTCATCTTCATCTCCAGCATTTAGGAGATAGGAGATTAGAACACCACCAGCTACTTGCATTAGGAACTGACCAGCTACGAATCTAGCCAAGGCTGCATTACCAGATCGTCTAACTCTACCAATTGCTTGGACAGAGTTACTAGTACCGAACTGAGTATACAATCTTAAGGCTCTTGCTACAGGATCAACGGTAACTCTAGTATCCAATAAAGTTGGTTCGGTGTTTGTGTTTCTTGCCAGAGTCTTAATGTATCCTGCTAGTTTATAAACAGCATTCTTTGCTTTTACTTGATCTTCTGCTGATAGGGTTTCTGCCCACTTGAGTAACTTGGAAGAATCTGGAAGACCTTCAGTAGTAACTAACTTATAATCTTTAGTCAATGCTTTGTGCATAATATTTATGGTTTCTAAATCCAGCAAACCAGATCTTGATAGATCTAATGCTTCTTCTGGAGAGATACCACAGGATCTAGCTAGTTTATTAAACTCAGCTCGTCTTGGGCTTTTTCCAGATAGTTCAGTACCATACTTATCTAACATAATAGCAAGATTTCTAAAGTTAGTTATATTGGATTGGATGTTATGCATTGCATTTTGCATTGAAATGACATTTACCATTTCGTTTGACCAGCGTAGTAAACTACCACCAAGCCAACCAATACTAGCTACTATATTGCTAGCTTTATCACTAGCGGTCTTTTCCATTCTATTTGCTTCGACTAGAGAGTTCCATCTACCTGATAGGTTTCTCCACCAACCTTGTCTACCAAGAACAGGACCAGCATAATCGTGTCTTGAAGCTGAGTGTTCGTAGTTAGCGGAGAAGGTGTCTTCTAGGACAGCTCTAGTCCAGTGAATAGCAGAAGCTTGCTTTAACAACTCTAGTCTCTTTTGAGCTGCATTTAATCCAAAGGTATACTTTAACATGGTAAATAGATTGGGAATAAACTGAGTAACAAAGGATCTATTTCTATCTGAAGCCAGCAATGCTCTAGGCAACTCAGATACAACAGTCTTAGTACCAGCAGATAATCCACCAAGAGCCATTATAATTCCTGGAGAACTTTCCATTAACCATTTAAAGCTAGGATCATAATCCGAAGATTCAGTTGATAGTCTATTTGTTTTCTGTAACCAAGATCTACGAATCTTTTCCCAACCCCTAAAGAAACTCTCTCTTTCTTTTACAGATACTTTATCTATATCTCTGACATAGTTAAGTTCTGCTAGTTTTGCAAACTGAAGAAGATCATCGAATGACATTCGTACACCAAAGACTTCAGTTAGTTTCTTAGTAACTACATGTTGGAAGAGTCTAACATTTGCTTCTTCAATAGTCAAACCAAGAATATTGTCATTAAAGAACTTGGCTAGTTCTTCATTACCAACTAACTCGTCGTGTGTAAATAATCTTTCTTCTGTATAATCACTTGCTTTGTTTGCATAGTATGTCTTTGGAGATAGAGATTTGTTATCACTTTCTCCTTCAGGAACCCGTAGAATACGATCCTTAGCAGTACGCATTGATACAAAGATTGCTGTTGGATTTGCAAAGTTCTTGTAGTATTCAGTCCAAGCAGGAAGATAATCATCTGTTACATCCTTCAATGCATCGTAGTATCTATCTAGGGTTTCTTGTGGAAGTCTAAGATTACCTTCTTCATCTTTTATTTGTAGTTGTTTCTTAGCCTTACCCCATGTTATCTTTTTAGTTTTCTTTGCGTCTTTCTTTGTTATTTGTTTGTCTTCAAACAAACCAGCAATTGGAGAATCTTCTCTAATGACAACCATATCAACATGACCGTCATCATTAGCTCTTGTGATTTCAATCCAACCCATAGCGTGTAAAGTAGCACCGTTAAGTTCATTACTGTTTAAGAACTTTTCTGTTTCGTGTTTAGTAAGTGCTTTCACAAACTCATCTGGATTGTTTATAGCATATAGGCTAGGTCTATGAGAAGTTCCATACATATCTGGATCTTCTAGTTTAGCACCCAACCCACCGTACTGCTTTAGATAATCCGATACTAAAGCATTAAACTTGTTTCGTGCTTTTATTAAACCAAGTATTAATTCTTTATTTGGAGTATCTGTTGGTAGTTCTTCGGGCTTTGTAAGGTATCTCCAAGCAATGTTATTTAGTGCCTTAAGCTGTTCTTCATTTAGTTTCTTTGCTTGAATCTCAGACAAGATATCAGGAATACCAGAACTTGTTAGAATAAGTTTTGCTTCTGCTTCTGCTTCTTCCATTGAGAACAATCTGAAGTTACCAGATAGTTCTCCGTTTCTAACATCAATATTAGGATCTAGTATCTTTGCTAGGAAAGCCAAAGTAAGGTATGGAGAGTTTACAGTATCCGCATAAGATACGCTACCACCAACTCTTCTTTGGAATTGTCTAGCAATAGCAGAGCCACCAGGAACGGCTTCAAAGAACTTACTAAGAATATTCTGAGGACCAGCCCGTTCACCTAGTGTTTCGCTAATCTTCGGAATAAACTCATTAATTAAAAAGTCTCTTCGCTGTTCTGTACTCATGTCTCGTAAACCTTTAGTATCTACTGCTTCATCGTCTTCTCTTGTAATAGCTAATTCATCAGCAACCTTAGAGATAAAGCTTGGATCTGTTTTTACTTTTTCTAATTCCCGTAAGAAGGATCTTAGTTGTGGTTTGGATTTAATCATACCACGGAAAGCCTTAACAAATTCCATCTTTTGTTCTGGATCTTTTAGTTCTAAAATATCAGCAGTAATAATTCTATTTGCATTCTCAACACCAAGTCTAGTTGATAGATCATCAACTGGATCTAGTCCTTCTAGCAATCTATTTACTATTGCGATATCTTTATCACTAAAGTTTTCAGATAAACCTAAAGCCTTTAATCCCTTTCTCTTTACAGAAATAGTAGCAAGTACACTGTTTAATTCTTCTTTTACTTTGGCAATTTCTGTTTCGTTTGGAATATCTTGATTGATTAGTTGCTTTAGTTTTGTAGCAAGAACTAACCATCTACCCTTACTTGTATTTAAATCTTGCCTAAATTTTTCTGCTTTTTTTATACCACGGCTTTCTTTTGTTTTTATTTTCTTTGATTGAGCAAAACTTAAAACTTTAGATTGATCTGTTATTGATTTAACTGCAATAAAGTTTCTTTCGTTTTTTGAAATAATTTCTACATTACTCAGAACTTTCGTTAGTAATGTTTGTTTGTTTGCGTTTCCTTCTATTCCCCACAACGCTCTTATAGCGTCTACTAATACTGATTTTAAACTATTTTCATTATTTAGTTTTATATTATCTAAAAATCTTGCGTGTTGTTCTCTTGTAAATATTTCAGAAATAAATTCATAGATACTACCAGCCGCATATGGTAAACCATTTGTTTTAAATACATCTGGTAAACTTTTTTTAAATCCTATTAATTTAGGTAAAAGTAAATCTTTATTAGCTAATAGCAAATCATTATCATAATCTAAATCAGTAAGCCTGTAATTATTTGCTGAGTTATTTTCAAACTCTGGTTCAACTAATCCTTTTTGTTTAAGGTTTTCTACTAAAGGTTTAGTATATATAATGTATACTCTTCGTTTTTCGCCCCAACCTTCCTCAAGAATGAAATAATCTTTACCTTCAATAAATCCTCTTTTATTTTCTATACTTGTTATTATATCTCTAATAAGGAAAATATTTTCTAGCTCAATGTTTTTTTTAGAAGAAGCAAAAGAATCATCAATAAAAGTATAATCAAGTCTAGAAATAGTTTGAATTATTTTTGGAGCTAATGAAATTGAATACACTCCATTTTCAACCGTAGACATTTTATTTTTAAATTTAGTCCAAGCTGTTTTTATTCTTTGAGTAGTAGCAGCATCTTTTGATATTAATGGATATCCATATTTATAATTATCTTCTTGTTCTCTAGCAAAAGCATAGGTTTTATCCATAACAATAGATTCTAAATCTTCAAAATTTTGCATCATTACTAAGTTTTTTAACTCAATTTTTTTCTCTCCTTTTACAACCTCTAAAGAACCAAATCTATTAGTAAGATAAGTAAGATACGCTTTTATCATATTTGATACTTCTTTTGGTAATACTTTATTATCTTGAATTGAAATTAGTGTATCTATCATTTGTTTTGCACTTTGTTTATACAGAGTTTCTGAATCTAATTTAGACGCTTTAGAAATGTATCTATTAATATATTGAACAGTAACACCATGTGCTATTTCATGGAATATTGTATTAATATTATTTTTTTCTGAAACACTAATTATATTACCAACAAGAGTAACCCTAGCTCTAGCGTCTTTAATTTCTACTTTTGTTTCATCTATAATATCTTTTGGAGCTTGTTTAAACAAAGCTACAATATCTTTATAAGATGAGGCTATTGGAGAATCTAATGGTATTTTTTCTTCTATTACATTTAGTAAATTTCTTAAAGTTGGTTGGTTAGGGAAATTACTTTTAAAAGTTTGTAAAATTTCTTGTTCCGTTGTTTGAGCTTTAGACCAATCAAATCCTTCTAAAAGTTTTGTTCCTGTAGACTTTGTAAAATACTCTAGTTGTTTTAAAGACTGTGCAAATGAAGCTTCGTCTTTAATAGTAACTTCCCTTGGTTTTCTTTTTTTGACACCAGGGATAACTTCTCTAATACCTTTAGCAATATCTGGCTCTACTTCAGATACAGCAGTCAACCATTCATCTATATATGCTTCTGCTTTTTCTTCAAGAGTTTTTAAGGTTTCTGAAGTATATGCAAATGTTCCGTTTCTCTTAATATTATGAACATCAAATAGTTTAGCAATATAAGACTTATAGTTAGTTGCGTGGCCTTCTTGAATAGCTTGCATCTTGGCTACGAAGAAGTTTAAGACATCAGTATCACCTTGAGCTTGAATAAACTTGAACAAGGAACCAAACACATGTCCACTATTAATTGCTGCTTTGGCATGTTCAATGTTCATCTCTAATTCTGGCTCTTGTAATGTTCGTCTTGAAGTTTCTCTACCAATTATATCTACTTCGTTTTCACCCTTACCAATTCTTTGACTTCCTTCTTTTTTAAACTTTTGAATTATTGTTTCTTCAACAACTTCTCCCTTTTCATTAACTTCTTTTATCTTTGTTGTTATCTGTCCTATCTTAGATCTTCTTTCAGACAACTCTAGATTCTTAATAGAACCCACAAGAAGGTTGTAAATAGGATCTCCAACTCTAGCTGGTTCTGCTTTTAGTTTATTCCTAATAAAGTTAGGATCTAAGTAATCATCACCAAGTCTAGTTTTAAGGAGATTAACTAAGCCTTCTTTTGTAACAAAGTTAACATAAAGATTGTTTATAGAATCTTCATCTAATCTACGCGCTCTAAACAAGGAATCATAAGCCTCAAATATAACCTTTGCTAGTTCCTGTCTTTCTGGTGAAACTTTTTCAATAGTTGGTTGTTTAGCTGCTTCTTCTATATCAGCAATTGTTTTCACTTGTGCTATAGCTTCTCTATCTGCTGTTTGTAGTTTCTTACCTTCAGCAATCTTTGTTTCTATTGCTTTTAGTTTCTTTCCCAAGATAGACATTAAATGGTCTGTCTTTGCTTTTTCAACCGCAAAGGTTGCTCTTACCATCATGGAGAAAGTTTCTTCTTTGAAACCTAACTTAGTTGCTGCTGCTTTAATAACACCAACTAGTTCTGATGTAAGTAATAAAGGTTTGTTATTTATTCTTAAACCTAAATAATCTACGGTTCCATTTTCTAAACTTAACTCTTGTTTTAATAAACCAGAAATATATTGTAGTGTTCCTTCAATACTAAACTCATTATTTAGTTCTCCTCTTTCTTGCTTTTGTTTATATATTGGGTTTTCTTGTAAAGCTCTAAACTTTACAATATCTTCTGCTTCAGAAAGTCCAATAATAGAACTAAGGAAACTGAGTTTAATATTAAGCTTTTCAAAGTCTTCAACAGCTTTATCTAGTGTTTCAGATCTTCTATCTCCTAAGAAACTCAAATCAGGTTTTACTCTTTCTTCAAGTTGTTTAGTAACAACAGGAACTGCCGTTGGTTCTATTGCTCTTACTTCTTCAATAATAGTAGCAGCCACTGTTTGTTCTTGTTGAGAAACTTCATCAATTTTTACAGCTGCTTCTTGAACTGTAGTATTAGCTTGATTATTTTGTTGTTGAGTTTCTTGTACTGTTTTCTTTGTTCGTGGCTTTCTTTCTCTCCTAATATTTGTAACAATAGCCGTTGTTACTGTTTCTTCTGGTTTAACTTCAGCAGTAACATCTGTTGGTTTTGTTTCTACAGAAGTGGGTGTTTCAGCTTCTACAATACCTGTTACTTTATTTTTTAACCACCAATTAATATTCTTATTAATTGTTTTAGAGCGACCTTCTGTATCAGTAACTTTTACAACTACCCATCTAGTACTAAGTTGATCGGAAGTTCCTCTGACAACACCAGTATAGTCTGTACGGCTCTTACTACTTGTATACTTTATTACATCGCCTTCTTTAAGATTAGATATTTCATTCAGCGTTAACTCGCGTTCAGTTGTAATCTTTGGCGTTGTGGTTAGTGTGGGTACAGGTTCTACTTCAGGTTCTGTTCTAGTAATAATTGCATCTACAGTAGTTGCAAGTGATGTTGCAACTTCCTTATCAATATCTGCTTTTACTTCTAGTCTTGTTATAGCGACATCTACAGCAGCTGCTTCTGCAGCCGCTTCAACCTTAGCCGCTGGTGTTGTGGCTTTTTCAATATCTACCTTTGGGGTTTCTACAGAATCGGCAACAGTATCTACACGCTCTACAGGAATTGTATTTGCTTCAGCAATAGTTTCACTAACAGCAGAAGTTGCTTTTGCGGCAGCTTCTCTTTCTAGTTCTATTCCAGCTTTATATTTTTCCCAACGCATAGATCCAAGAATTCTTTGACCCAGTAAAGTCTTTTGCTCTTCGGTAAGATCTGAAATAATATCTTTGAATCCATCCATAAAGATGGTTGTGATATTATCTTCTGAAGTCTTTGATAAAAGAGCAGCATAGACTTCTTCTGCTTCTGGGGTTAACTTGGCTGCTTCAATATCTTTGGTTTTCTTTAGTGATTTAAACTTATTACCTAAGTCTCCTAAGTGTTCTCCAAGTTTATTAAATGCAAATTGAATACCAGTATTGGTTGCCTTGCCATCACCTTGTAGAAGCTTCATAAGATACAAAGCAAAACCATTAGCAAATTTTTCTTCTTGTGCGTCTGTTAGTTTTTCGTAGTTACCGTCAGCGTCTTTTGCTACGCCTAACCAAGACATAACTTTATCGTACATGCTATCAGTAATACCAACAGCTGCTCTTTCTGCTACAGATGCTCTAGGATCTAAGAAGAAGAACCTAGCGTAGTGACCCATTTCGTGTGAAATAGAGAATAGATCTGCGCCTTCATTTGCTTTTATAAGTGCTTTTACTCCACCATCAACACGCTTTAGGAAGATACGAGCAAGTTCGTTTTCTTCTCCACCCTTAGCAAGACCAACATTACTTGTTAATCCATCTACGACTTTAGATCCCAAAGCTTGCATGATTATAGAACCAACGCGAGCTTCTTTATCTGTTAAGCCAAAGACTAACTTTAGATTATCTATAGTAGGAACAAGTGCAGGAGTTTCTGTATCTGCTTTAACTGGGGCTGTTGTTTCTTCTATAAAAGTAACACCAGTTAAATCTAGTGGTTGTGTCTTTGCTTTTTTCTTATCTGACTTTGTTTCTACTTTATTTGTTTTAGGTCTTGTATGGTAATCTTGAATTGCTTGTGTTACGGTATACTTGCTATTATCAAGTTCGGCAAGTTCTTTAGTTGCTTTTGCTTTTAGTTCGGCATTACTAAGAGCGTCAACTCTTTGCTTTAACAGTGGTTTGATTTGTTCTAATGCAAACATATTAGCAATAATTCCAGTATACACTCTTCGGTATTGTTCTTTAGATGTAGCTTCTATTGCTTCTTTAATTTGATCGTCAAATGTTTTTTTCATTTGAAGTATTACATTAGATACATCACCATCTTCTAGGGAACTAAGCAAATCTTTAAAAACACCAGTGATCTCTTCGGAGAAGAGTTGGGCATTAATAAGAATTGCTTTCATATCTTCTTGCATTTCATCTAATGTAGTGCTAAGAAGTTTTACAGCTTTCTCATCTTCTTGTTTAATAATAACATCTGCCGCATCTTTCCATTCTTTTACCATTGCTGCAAATGTATTCCAATCAATTACATTTTGATCAGAAAGATCTGGATCATTGAATAGTTCAGGCTTGGTAGATTTGACATTACCAGCTTCATCCATTTCTAATTTTCCAAATTGCATTTCTGTTGCAAATGTTCCATCTTCTTTGATGGTTATCTTTATAATATTATTAAGACCAGCCTTAGCTTGGTTTGTTAAAGTAAAATCTCTATCTGAAATAAATACTGTTGTAGTAGTTTTTCCTTCTCGCTTATCTAGTCTTGTAAGTATGTTTCTAAATAAACCAACGATAGCGGAACCCTTAACAATACCACCATTAGTAGAAACTGTTGTAGTTGTTTCTAAGTCTAAGAGTTTTCCTATAAAGGAATCTGCAGAATTAATATGGGTAATACCAATAAGATTGTTTGTAACTGTTTGTAAGTTAAATAGATCTTTGATATTACCGTAATCTACATCTTTACCTGTTACTTCCTTAAACTTAGAAGTAATAGTCTTAATGGAGATCTTATTCTTTTCTGCTTTACCAAAAGCCGCTTGAATATTAAGAGCAAGAAGAATATTTGCTACAGTGTTTGCTGTACCAAAACCACGATTATTATCAATGGTATCTTCGATAATCTTTGCTCTTACTGCTTCTTTGACTCCTTGTTCCGTTTCAAAGTAAGCTTCTAACTGCTTAATAATTCTATCTATTCTCTTTAATCTCTTTGGGTCTTTAATAATTTGTCTTTGTAGTTTTAGATCATTCAGTCTCTTTAGTTTGTCGGTTAAACCCAGGAATACAATATTATCTTTTCCTTGATTTAACTTTTCTCTAGACGCATTGAATCGTTGCTTAATGTCCTTAACCTTAGCATCGTATTCTGCTGTTTCTTTTTTAACACGATCCAGCTCATCTATACTATTTTTTGTACTGACAATCCGTTGTTCATTTGTACTTCCATCTGCATCTTTAACTTCGTATTCTGCTTTAAGATCGTCTAGTTCTTTTTGCTTGGTTTGCAGATCTGTTTCTTGTTTATCTTTCAACAACCACTGAGACTCTAGTTGTTCTAGTTCACTCTTTTCTTTTTCTAGGTTAACTAGTTCTCGTTGTTCTTTTCTTGTGGCTCCCTTTTCAGATTCAATCTTATTTCTTTTTGCGTTTAGTTTTTCTTCTTCACCAATCAAATCGTTTAATAGTCTATTCTTATAAGTAATCTGATCAGGTGTTTCATCAGGTAAAGCTAAATAGATTTGTCTCTTTCGTTCAATTTTTTCTGCTTTCTTGTCAATGTCAGCAAGTCTCTTTTGTTTATCGTCTTGCTGCTTTTGAGTAAGATCATTTAGTTTCTTTACTGTAATTCGTAGTGCGTCTGAGATATTCTTTAAAGCATTAGGATACTTTCCTTTGCTATTAAGTTTAGCTATCTCAGAATTAACTTGCTTAAGTTGTCCTTGAATATCTGAAATTTCTTTATCTAGTTTACTTGAATTAGATCCAAATGACTTTTTCTTTTCTTCTAATTCGGATAATCTAGTTGTTAGTTCAGTTCGTCTTTCTTCAAATTCTAAATCAGAAAGTTCAGTAAGATCTTTGTTTTGTTCTGCGTTTATCTTAGCGGTTCTTTGTTCATTAAGACTTCGCCACTCATCCACGATGCCACGCATAATAGTTCTTGTTGCTTGGTCTTCAGTATCCTGAGCAACCTTATTTATAAAGCTTTCATTAAACTCATCATATGGTTTAATGGCTTCAAACATACCTCTTGGCATTGACTTTCTAGCTTCTACACCAATCTCAATTGCTTTATTAAATGTCTTAAGAGTATCAATAACCTGATCGTATGTTAAACCTTTAGTAGATAATACTTCAGGATCAAATAAAGATTCTGGAGTCTCTACTGTGTTTGTGGCTTTAGCCCAAAGAGATACAATTTCTCTAGACTTTGCTTCATTAAAGTTTGCCTTTGAAATTACTTCTGGACTGAACCCATCAAAGTGGTACAGGTTTTTTCCATTAACAACAATGCTTGCGGTGTTTCTATTATCCAAACCTTTCATGTTCTTATCTAACCAGTTACCGAAAGCAATGCCTCTATTTTGTCCTAGTCTATTTCCAAAGACTGTTCTACCTTCCACTGTTGTTGCAAAACTATCTAATGAGTTTGCAATCTGTCTAGAAAGAGTAGAAATCTTTTCACCTGGTTTTGCACTACGGACTGCTGAGATATCTCCTAAACCGCCCATAACAACACGCATAGATCCAAACATACCAAGACCTAATAAACCACCTTCATAGGCAGCTTGATAGATAGAGGACAGATCGTATTTAAACTCAGGAGCATATTCTCCAAAGTTTAAAACTAGATGTTTAAATCTATAATCTTCTTTTTGCATTTGGGCTGCAGAGATACCAGACCACGCAGCAGCTTCTCCCATAATAGCTACGCTACGAGCAACTGCTGTTTGGAATCCTTTTTCTCCGACTGTTGGAACGAGTACTTTAGATGTTTGGAAAATAAAGTTTTCAATAGGACCAGTAAGAGGACCACCAGAAAGACCACGAACGCCATATCGTCCTACAGCAAGACTGGTTTTATCTATAAGTCCTGCAGCACCAGCTGATCTAGCGATACCTGTTCTAGCTAAACCAGCTAGTGCGGTTTCTGTTGTAGCTAAACCATAAGATGCCAATGTTGTCACTATAAGATCCCGAATCATTGTAGGATCTTTAACACCATAGTATAACTTATCTGCTTGCTTTCCAATCCAACCAGTTTCTTCTTCGTATATTTGCATTCTTAGATTTGCTTGTGCTTGAATAACGGCTTGGTTTAATTGGAAAGTCCAACCTAAAGGATTCTTACTAAGTCTTGTAAATTGATGAGGATCAACACCAGTAAGTTCAAAGTATTGAGCAACTTCTGGTTTATCTGTTAGAAACTTATTTGTTGCTTCTGCTGCTAATGCACCGTTCCAGTTTCTATCTTCATGGCTTAAAGCTAACTCAACATTAAAAGCAGCGTTATCTTGTTGTTCTGTATTTGTCCAACCAATAAGATCTCCGACAGATTTTAGCCAAGAACCAAAGCTACCAGCTAGATTTTGTGTAGCCCAGTCGTATGATTCATTAGCATCAAACGGAAACATATCAGCTTCTGAGTTAGCCGTCTTTACCATTAGTCTATTAAACTCTCTATTGGTTTCGGCAAAGATTCCTCTTCTACCAGACCCAGCTGTTGTTTGTCTATTCACTTCTTGTTCGCCAACTGTTTCTGCATCTAAGCTTGTGCTTAATCCTGTTCCTTGGCGCATTCCAATATAAGTTGGAATTTCGTATTGTCCAACTTGAACAATAGATTTAAAGTTAGGATCATCTTTATCAACAGCACCAAACAAACGCAAGCTAGAAATTTCTTCTTGCTTTCTTTTTAGTTCGTCTGTCTTTGCAAACTCATCTGGTAGTGAGTATCGTAATACTTGTTGTTGGTTGTTTACTTCTACTGGTTGTAAACCACCGAATAAATTGTATGAGAAATCAGGCTCAGTTCCCGAAGGGATTGGTTGTCCGAGGGAACTTGGAGTAAATTGACTCATTTAAATTCCTTATAAAAAATAAGGGGGAGGTATTTCACTCCCCCCTTTGTGATTAAATTATTGCTGTAGCCCCATCTATAGATGAATCAAAAGCAACTTGCCGTAATATATCACCCATTACATCTTTAATTTTTTGGTCTGGGTTTGTTAACATTCTATGTAATATACCATAGAAACTCTCTACTTTATATTTTTGTTGTGTTTCGCTATTTGTATCTTTTTCTTTTATCCAAGCAAAGAATTTAGAATATTCTTCTTCGTTTGATTTTGGATATAGAACAGTATTTGTTTCTAAATAATATTCAGCTTTTAGTTGACCTAACCAAGCTGGTATCTCAAACGGATTTAAAACATAGAATTCATCTGAATTTAATTCTTTATCTGTTTTAAAAATACTGTTTGCTATAGGAAACGCTGTTGGACCAGAATATCTTTGCATTACATGGATAAGCTCATGTAAACCAGTTACTTTAGTTTTAGTTTTGTCTTTTAATAATTCATTAGAAAAGTAAACTTCTGGTTTTCCTGTTTCTTCGTTTTGTGTTTGTAATGCTAAGGCACTATCTTGATAATATATTGGATCAGCTTTTACACTATCTCCCTTATACTCCGATTCCCATATCTGAGCTGTCATATCTGCGGTGTTGTAATTTGGTATGTTAGAAACATCGGTAGGAAGTGTTATTTGTTTTTCTTCTTCTGACATAAGAGCAAACTCTGCACTACGAGCTGAATAATATTTATCAAAATCAGAATCATATCTTTTTACTCTTTCTCTATGAGCTTGTATACTTTCTGGATTTTCATAATCCTTGCTCGTACTAGTAGGATATTCTGGTTTTACTATATTATATTTTTCAAAAAGTCTTTTATCAGCGGTTTCTTCTTTAGCTGTATACCAAGAATTAAAATCTGGGAACCTACTTCTAATTGGAATACCATTAATAAACCTATCTTGGTTTACTGCTTGTTGTTCTGAAGCTTGTCTAAAAAGCTCATTTGTTACTTCAGGACCATAAATACTTTCATAATAATCTCTTGCTGACTTTACATCATAAAGCATAAATGGAACTTCAGATCTAGTTACTCCAAGCGGTGAAGTTTGTGGTTTTTGAACCGCAGATTTTAAAACCTGATTTGTGTTATTAGGAGATTCCATAAAGGTTTGAAGTTTTCTTAAATAAAACTGTGCGTCTTCTCTATTTACAAATGCTCCTATATGTTTTGACTTTTCATTATACTTTGGTTCGATCTTATATGGGTCTGGAATAACAAAGTAAAGTTCTTGTTTCTTATCATAAGAAATGTAATAATTTGGTTTATTATTATCACTAATAGGAAGATCAGGAAATGGTAATCCGCTTTCAATAGATGTATTAGGATCTAGAACAGTTAGCTTTCCCTCTCTTGGAGATCTAAATGCAGTTTGCCAAGGTCTTTGATAATCCACTCCTCTTGCTAGATTACTAACACTACGATTCCAAGCCAGTGTTTTTTCAGATAGTTTTTCTTGATTTACTGGTGTTACTGTTGGTGTTACTGGTAATGTTACTGATGGTGTTACTTTTTCTTCTTTAAGTAAACTTTCTTCTTCTGTAAACTGTGGGGTGTTTTCAAGAACCGCTTTAATGTCTGGTCCCATACCTTTAGTTGCACCATAATTACGAGAAATACCCGTTGGTTGTTCTTCAAACTTTCTTGTTATTGTTACTTTTTTAGTTTGTGGGTCTTGTTTAACTTCAATTATTGGAACAATATTTAAAAAACTACTAGTTTCAAAATCTTTAGCTCTGGTTGTGTCAGCAGGAGAACTATCTCCATATGGTTTTAAAATTCTATATTTAAAATTACCAACTAATAAACCTTTATCGTAAAGAGCTTGAATGTCTCTTTCTAGATTTTGAGTTGGCTTTGTATATAGATTTACATCTCCAACTGAACTTAAAACCTCAATATTAGTTGAGTTACCACGCATTGTATAGTTAGGAAATGACGCTGATTCCAAACCTTCTTGTAGGTTAGACATTCGTCTATAGCTACCATCTGGTTCTTTTTTCAGTAACTCTAAACTATAGGTTTGTTCTAGTTCTCCATTTTCTTTTTTAGTTAAACCACCAGAGGTAAATTGAACTGTATAAGGAGAATCTGCTGTTGGAGAATCTTTGGAATCTTTTAAAGCAACTCTAATTTGATCTGCTTTTGTTTGAGCAAAAGCAAGAACTTCTTCAAAAGTATCTAATGCTTCTGAGGGCGTTTGCATAGCTAGTTCTATTTCTTTTAGAACAGCCGCAGAAACCAGAACATCTCGTCTTGTTGTTGTACTTCCTACTTTTGTTGCGTTTATTAATTCAGAATATAAAGCTTTTTCATTTGCTTCATTAAAATCTTTTTCCTCAAAACGCATTCTCATCAGTTGTCTTCTTGTGCTTAGACTGATTCCACTGTTTCTGTTTTGAGAAGTAATAACCATATCTGCAAATACTTGGTCTTTATTACTTTTGTTATTTGCTAAAATAACATTATCGCTCACACCAAAGGTAGGTAAAAAGGAATCTTTTTTACCTGTAGGAATAACAGCACCATTAATATAGACTGGTGCATTAGTTCTATCTGTAACAAACTGTACAATATCTTGATCTAATACAGCTGAGTTATTTGGTTGACCAGAGTACATTCTTGCGCCACTAATTAAACCATCTGGAACTATACGAGAACTATCTATAGCCCCAACATAATCAGCTTTAACATTACCCCTAGATACAATACCCCTAGGAGTAACAACTTTATAAGAAGTAAAGTCTTTAATAGCATCTTGTATGGCTAAATTTAAAGCAGCTTCTGGTCTATCGTTTCTGTATAATTCGTAGTATTTAACAGCTCGCTCTAACATGTATTTAAAAGAATCTCTTGTTTTATTTTCGGCTCTTTTATATAACTCAAGATTATCTTTAAACACAAAACCAGTAGAAGCTGCTGCACCTTTCTTTAGTTCTTCTATTAAAGCGTTTACAACAACTTTTCTTTCTTCTACTTGTGCATCTGTTTCGTTTGGTCTTGGTGCTGTGAAGTCATCTTTACTAAATAAAGCGGATGACACAACTCTTTGGGCTGTTGTGTTTGCACTTTCAATAGCTTCATTACTATAACCATTTCTAGAAGCAATAGATAAAACTGTAGTTAAATTTGCGCTTGGGTTGTCTGTTAGTGCAGAGTCTACTTCTCTAAGTTGAATATCTTCAGTTGTTGAATTTATAACTTGAATTCGCCAAGCTTTTGGTAGTAAAGCAAAAGCAGCAAGAGCTTTTCTGTATTCAGCACTATCTCTATCTTTTGTTTGAAGATCTGTTTTTATTGTCTCTATAGCAGCAAAAGAAGAACTTGATACAGTTGAAGACCAAGGACTTGGGCGATAAACTAAAGGTTTACCGTCTTTATCTTTTGGTAGGAATCTTCCAATAGTTGATATAAGTTCTTCTGCTGTAGAAGCCCCTTGGTATACTGTACTAAACATTCTAGAAGGTAACATAACATCCACAGGTACACCAACTTCATTGTTTGTAGTGCTTGCTTGTAGACTAGCTTGCTTTACTGAATCAAAGTTACCGAAGTCAACTGACGGTCCAAGCTGTTGAGACAACATGTAATCACTGGCTTCTGTATATGTTGCTGGTGTTATGTTTGTATTTGATCTTGTTCCAAGCAATACCGAAACAGCTTCTGATATTTCTTGTTGTTTTTTTCTTGCTGCACTTCGACCAGCTTCTGGACTATCAGCTTTAAAGATCTTAGCTTGAATTCTTTTAAACTCTAAACTAGCATCTTTCCAAGAATCATAAGCCGCGCTATTTCCTTGAAACAATTCGCTTATAACTGCTTCTTGTTCTGGTGGTGTATTAAGATCTAATAGCATCTTTAAAGAAGGAAAACCTTTTTTAGATTCTTCTTCATAAGTACCAACAGTATGTTCTGTTCCATCAGCTAATGTAAGTTTTGTACCTATTTTAAACTGAGTATTATAGATTTCTTGAATTCGATTTGAACCAAGATAACCCATTAATGTATCTATTGTTGCTGAATTAAAATTATTAAGTCGAGTTAAAAACTCAGATCTATCTCTATCTAAAGTTCCATTGGTATCTGATTCTGCTATTCTAACATCTAGCTCACCAGAGATACCCTTCCATCTATCAGATATGGCTTTCTTTGCTTCTTCCTTTGCTTTTTTAACCATATCTAATCTTACACGACCAATGCTTTCTTCAACTCCACGCATTTCATCTAAGAAAGTACCATAAGCTGTGCGAACAGGTGGAGTATCTACAGCAGCATCTCCAATTACAATGCGATCAAAGAACTCACTATCATAACTATAAGAACCTCTATATGGACTTTCTGTATCAACAGCTAGTGGAACTTCTTGACCACCGCTTCTTTCTCGTAGAATATCAGAAAGATTGACTGGATATGTAGATTCATCGCTGTATCTTGAATAAGCAAAAGCTGCGGTTTCGTTTTGTACATCTTCTTGTAGCTGTAAATACTGTGTAATAAGTCCGCTAAGTTGTGCGCTTTGCTCATCTGTTCTTTCATCTATAGGGATGTTTGTAAAGAAAGCAATTTGTTCTTTTAAACCTTTTGCTTTTGCGCTATAGGATGTAAGTGTGTCTCTTAATCTTTCGTTTTGTGTTTTTCTATTTTCTTGTTCTAATTCAAATTGGTCTTTTCCAAACTCTGCTTTTGCTTTTTCTTGGTCTACTAGTGCTTTTGCTTTTGCTTCTTGTAGTTTAACTAGAATACCATAAGCCTTTAATGCAGATTCTTTGTCGGCTACATTTTGAATTGCTAGAATAGAAGAACTGTTTACTTCTGCGTTTGGTCCTAAAATAGAACCAAGCATTCTTCTAATAGATTCAATACCAACATCATATGTTTCAATTGGTGCATTAGGGTTTTGTGCAAAAGTTTCGTCTACTTGCAACGCAGCAACAACAGCATTGTTAACATAATCGCTTGCTCTTTTGTTTTCTGTGTATTGTGCATTCTTAGCACCCAATGAAGATAAACCTTTTCTAGAAGCAACTAAAAGATTTCCATACTGCACACCAAAATCATTTTCTTTTAAATTTTGATCTTCAGGATCAAATCCTAAAGCTGTTTTAATCTTAGCGTTTGCTTGTGTTCTTGTTGCTTCTACTTCTTCTTTGCTTGCTCCTTGTCTATATTGATTTTCTAATGTATCGTTTGTTTCTGAAAAGATACTTTCTAAGGCTTGTTGTTTCTTTTTTACATCATAAGCATATAGATTTTCTGCAATACTAGAGCCAGCCTTTGCAGCCATCATTCCAATTTCTGCTAAATTAATTCCACTATAGCCAATTCTAAAACTGGGTGTAGGAAGAATAGGCATCTGTTCTTGATAAACAGCTGGCTGTAGTGGCTGTTCAAACTGTTGTCTGCCTCTGTATTCAATCAGTTCATTTTGGTTTGGAAACTGAGACATTATTTCTCCTTAAGTTTATTTCAGACATTAAATCTGGGTATGTTCTATCTATCTGCATTGTTTCGGCAACAATATCAGAAACAGACTTATATGGATTCTTTTTCGCGGAACCTTTAATTGCTGCACCCATAACCATATCTGGTTCAAGTCCACTTGTAATAGAAAAGGCTTCGCCCCAGTCTGGTAAAGATAAATCCCCAGATTCTAACATTTTCATTGCGGCAGCAGAAGCTGCTTTATTACCCAGATTTACAATTTCTTTGTTCTTTTGTATATTATTCTTTACTGCTTCTTTGATTAAATCTGGAGCTACTCTATAAATAAGATCCATTTCAGATGGAATGGGTGTACCATTTGTATCTTTTTTTAGAACTTGTTTTCTATCTTCTAGTTGAAACGCGGGAATAATAGTTCCTTTATCATTTGCTGTAATTAATCTACCGTTTTCAACTCTTGCTACATCTAGTAGGTTTAATCCTTCTAACTTTAAGAAGTCTTTAACATGCTCTTCTTCTGGAACATCTAGATCTAAAGGATTCTGTGTTAATACCTGTAATCTTTGTGTCAAGTTTTTTTTGTATAGATTAACAGCTTTCATTAGGTTTTGATTTGCATTCTGAGACTGTAAGAAATCTATTCTTGGTTTTACTTCGGCAACAGCCCAATCAGGAATCTTTGTACTAAGGTTTCTTAAAGCAACTTCTTCTTGATATGAATCACCTTTTGTTTGAGAATCAATATGTGCTTTTAAAAAAGACTTTGCTTGTTCTTGAGAACCAGGAAATAAACCCATAGCAGTAGACCAATATTGGTTTCTATTCATATCGTCTACATATTTTTGAGTTGAATCAAACCACTTAGTAAAAACTTCATATGGATCTTTACTTGACATCTTAGCTAATCCAATTTCTTTTTGTGCTTTAGCTAAATTTTCTTTGGAGTTTCTTTCTAGTAATTGATTGTGTATGGTGGTTTGTTGTTTATTGTTATTTGTGGCGATTTGATATAGTTGTTCTAGTTTATTCATAGTTAGTTATTGTCCTGTGTAGGAGGAACTAAAAATCTGCCCAATAGATTTATTTCCATACTCCAATCGGGCGGCAATACCAGCCTGTGCTGCACCAAATATACCACTAGCAATACCACTCATTAAAGCTGATGATGAAGAATCTACTGACATTTCTGCTTGAGGAATAAAAGCTCTTTGTGAAACAAAACCATTGTTTCTTTGGGCTAATCTATTCTTGTAATTTGCTTCAATGTCTTGCATGGCTGAACCATAGTTTGTTCTAATCATGCTCATATTGTTCTGTGCTGTTTGTGTGTTTTGTCTTAGCAAGGCTTTTACGCTTGCCGAATCAGAAGAAATATTCCTAGAAGAGACACCACTAAGAAACATATCATTTGTTTGTTGCGTTTGTTTTGATAAAACAGAACGACTGTTTAAATAACTTTGTCTTGCGGCAAACTCACTTGATGCTCTTTCTTGTGTTGCTAACTTTTCAATTTGAATGTTAGCTCTTTCTTGTGCTTCTAATTGTCGAAGCATGTTTCTATTTTCTGCGTCGCTCTTCCATTTATTTTGGAAGTTTGCGTTTTGTGCTTGTAGTTGTTGTGCAATAGCTTGGGCTTCTGCTTGGCTTGATCCCATAATACCAGAGAAAATACCTTGTGCTAACGCAAGACCGCCGAGAACTAATGCTGCCATTATCTAAGTCTCCGTTTAAATCTATCTTTTAAATTTATATGTGGTTTTTTTAGTGGTTGGTCGTTAACCAAAACCGCTCCAGATACTTTGTCACCAAGTAAACCAAGAACTCTTTTATTACTTAACCAATCTTTGATTGTTTCTTTTGTTTCTTTTTGTTGGTTCTTAATAATTTGTTGATCTGGCGATATAGCTAGAGCTGATTCCCAATGGTGAACTGCACTAGCAAGAATATCTACGCGGTCATCGTGTTTTAGCGATCCTCTTTTTTCTGTGATTCTTGTAATTTGTCTTTGATTTGTTTCATCTTTAATAGCTTTTTTGTCAAACACAAGTCTGTGCTGAGACATAATTGGCTCAAGGGTTCTAATGATTCTTTCTTCTTTTGCTCCCTTAACTCTGAAGTCTTCAATAGCGACTTGACCACACATCTCTGAAACCACAGGTCTAAGTAAGTTTGCATACATTGCATCTCCGAAGTTGGACTCAACTTGTATCTCTGTAAGAGAATACTTATAAGCGAGTTGTGCGATTTTCTTCAAGGCTAGGTTATCATAACCACCCTCAATACCAAGAAGTTCGTGAATAACAACATAACCATTTACGAAGGATGCAATACATATTGCTGTTTCGTCTGTTCCTCGACCACTGGGGTCTACAAACATAACGGTATTTACATACTCTGTATACTTATCAGATACCCATTGTGGGTTATAAATTAGATCTCCAGTAATACCAAAGCTTGCTATTTCTTTACTTGGGTATGCTTTACCCCAAACAACCTTTTCTGGAAAGATATCTGGAGATACATCCATAACAACAAGATCCTCTAACTTTAAAGGATACTTTCCTCTATCTGACAAAGTAGGATCTAGTTTATAGTGTAATGAAAATAACTTAGGACCAATCTTTGCTTTTCTTTGTTCTAAGACTTCATTGCTAAATCGTTCTGGTTCTGTGGTTTCTCCTTCGTCTATATCTAAGTTTAATACATATGGATCTACATCTATAGTTTCTGTAGGGTTATTTAAGTCTGGTTTAACCGCAGGAAACTTAATGATAGGATAAGGTAACTTTAGGTATATACTATCAGTAGATTGGAATGTACCAAGTATTCTTATAGTCCCATCTTTAATGGGGTTTCTAATTTGCTCTAGTTCTGCTAGTTTTTCTAGTAGTTTTTCTCTTGCGTATGGTGTATCTGAGTTTTCTTCGATTTCAACATCGTCTGCAATTATATGGTCAGCGTGGCTACCAGTTATCTGACCAGAGATACCCTTGGCATAGCAAGAAAGATCCTGTCCTTCTCTTGTTCTACAACCAACCTTAAAACCAAAAGCATTATCTTTATCAAACTCCTTTGGTTTTAGATGTTGCATATACGGAACCAATTCCACAATCTGCCTTACTTGAGCAATAAACTTAATTGCTTTATCTGCAGTCGCAGAAAGAACCATGATCGTAGTATCTGGATCTTTTAGTAATAGCCAACTGGCATAAACAGCAGCGATTGTAGACTTTCCCTTTCCTCTTCCTGCTTGTAATTGAAAGTCTAATGGACCATTTTGCATCTTATCTGCAATAGCATACTGGATTAAAGATGGTTCTCCTAATCCAAGATACTTAAAACTAGCCCATACATGGTTTCTAAAATCATCTAACATCTCATTTGGAACTTTCATAAAAATCCTCCTAGAATCCCATTAGAGGCGTTCCGTTTCCGACCCCTACGGATGGTGGGGCAAGGTGGAGAAACGGCTGTAATGGGCTGTAAAGCCCGCCCAGAGCCTTCGCTCTGAACGGGTGTAGCGAAATACTGGCGCATGAATGCCCAGTAATGAGGCGGCCTGTGGGAGTTACCCACCCCATGCCCGTTAAGGCATGAGCGGCCAGCGTACCTATACCCAGTGACTATGTAGGTATAGGGCAATAAGGTTACTTTAACTTAAAAGGTGCTTTAGAAATCAGTCTTGATTCTAAACTATCAAGCGAATCTGTAGGAATCTCATCCAACTTATCTCTATTATCGTTAACAATGCCCCGAGCTGCTTGATATAAACCAGGGGTACATTTATTAGGGTCGTTAAGATCCTCAATTAACTTTGAGATAAGTAGTTGATTAAGGAGTTCGACCTTGTTCATTGCTTACTTCTTGAACTTTGAAATAGGAAAGATGTGACCAGCAACATAGCCGACCACGCCAAGAAGAGCAGCAAACCAAAGTGAACCCAAGAATGACTCAATACTAGCTAATAGCATAAACTGTCCTTTCTGTAAGTGTTTTAAAACCTAACAATGAATTTATAAGTATTTTGGTAGATCCGTAAGTGTTTTATTTTTTCTTCTTTTTAGAAGAAGTCCAAGAAACAGGCTTAGAACTTTTTTTAGCTTTAACACCTTTAGTTGTACACTGTGCCATAGTTGGTCTACAAGCAGGATAAGAACCACCAGATGAAGCTGATTTACGACCGCATGGACCGCCTGTTTTACAGTTTACCCAGCCTTTACCTTTATTCCTTTTAAACCAACCGTGTAAACCATACTTCTTTTCTAATGAAAAGTCTGCCATTATTTCTTACCTGCTTTTTTTGTTTTATTTCCCCACTTAGCTACACCTACTTTTCTACACTTAACCATAGCTCCAGATGCATACGCACTGTTCTTTCCTTTGTAAGCCTTCATTACTTTTTTGTAGCAAGCGTCTTTAGGCATTTATAATCCTTAGTGTTTGCAACCACAGTTGCAAGACTTTTTATTTTTGCTTTTTGTTTCTGATTTTTTTGTGGTTTTTTTAGTTAGTGGTTTTAATTTTTTTGCCATGTTAATTCCTTTATCTAGTTATTCCTCTTAGTTTATAAGAGAAGAAATCAAAATCTACAGTCCGAACAAGACTTGTTCCTGTTGGAGTCAAAATAATAAACGGAGCAAGTGTTGTGCTTGTTGGGATGTTTGTTGTAATGCTTGCTGTTGGACTGGTTGCTCCATCAGCATAGAAGTCTACTTGAGATGCTGTAATAACAACCCTTATTTTGTGCCAGTTAGTGTTTTGTGCTTGCCAAAGAACAGAAGTTCGTGTTACTGTATTTCTTTGACAAACAAAATTCCAATTTCCAGAGCCGACACCTAATATATCTTTTTGTAAATAAATTCCGTTTGGTTGTCCTGCTGTATTTGTAGCGTCTGCAAGTAAACCATATGTTCTATATGTATCTAAATCTGTTTGAACATCTTTAAAAACAATAGTAAATTCTTGTACATCATCAATATGAAATTGAGCTGTTGTGTTGTTGTTAGTATTGGAAGTAGATAACCAACTAACGGTATTAGCCGTACCACTACAACGATAGCGACAAATACCAGGGTGATTAAGTTCTGAGTTAACAGCAGTAACTTGACCGTTTGCTAAGTTCCAGTTGTAAAGGCCAACTTCGCCTGTTTCTGTACCAGCTTGCAAAAAGTCTTCAACAAAGTAAACAGGATTTGTTGCGCTTGTTGGATCTGGCATTATACCAGCAGCAGTTATAGATCTATTAATCCAATCTGTACCGTTATATTGAATGAGATTATTACTAGCTACTGAAGTAATTGTAACATCAGATAGGTCGTTTAATGTATGTGTATGACCAGATGAAGCTATACCAGCCGCAGATAAAGATCTGTTTTCCCAACGGAGATCTGTGTTATCCCACTGTAATACATCGTTATTTGCTATGCTGTTAATATAAACATCGTGTAGTTCTTCTAGTTCTTGACCATTAGAAACTTTAACATAGATAGACCCAGCCCCAGATCCTGCAGACTTTACCATGAATCCAACAACTACACCATGATCTGGTGCTGTTGGTCTATCATAAGTAAAAGCTCCTGCTGTAGTAGATAACCATAGTGTGGAACCTTCTCCACCTGTACCTGTAGTTGTGTTTGTGGTAAATCCTTTAAGATATCCTTGAGTTATGATCCAGCCTTCGGTATTGTTAGCAATATCGTGAGCAGCAACACCAATTGTATCTTTAGCTGTTGCTTCACTAGAGGCATCAGCAAGGCTCACTAAAATATGAGTTGATGCGTGAGATCCAGTAATATAAACTACTTGACCTTTTGTGATCGTTGCGCCTGTATTATTACGAACTAATTTAACAAGAGCAGAACCCAAAGGAGCGGTAATATTTGTGTTTGTTAGACCACCATCCAAGCCCATAATCGGAGACTGATATTCTGGATCATAAGCAATAACACCATCTCCCAATGGATTTACTGGAGTTAGTGTGGTATCTAAGTTTAGTTGGTCTACTGTAACTTGATCTACAATAACTGTATTAGGTAAACCTACGGTAATCACATTACTAACAGGACCAGTTACTTCTACTTCGTTTGCTGTACCAACAATTGTATTTGTTGTTGTTGCGTTTGAAGTTCCTATTTTTAAACTAAAGAAATCTAGTTTAAGATAACGAACACTAGAACCTGCTGTATTATTTACAATTATAATACCACAATTCATATAACCAGTAGGAATATTAGTAGAAATAACTACTTCTGTTCCTGTGTTTACTGTAAAACCAACCTCAGTAGCAGAAACTTTTCTAATCTTTAATGTATACCAAGTATTGCTAGAATACGCTGTTGTTGTGCCTGTAGTCGTTGAACCGCCGTTTTTACAAACTGGAGTCCAAGCGGCACCATTTAATCTTCTAAAATAAATTCCATTTGTTGGTGGGTTATTAGCATCATCAAATAATCCAAAATAAAGATCGTAGTTTGTAGATGTTGGGCTAACTCCTCCTGTTGGATCTGCACTGTTTGCTGGTGTTTTAATAACAAATGTTAGTGTATTTAACTGTGCAAAATCTACTATATTACTAGTATCTCTACCTAGCGTTAATAAGCCAACTTCACTACCAGCACCCAAATCATTTTCACATCTTAATTGAACAACACCAATATGATCTGTTTCTGAGTCAGCTTCATATACTTTTATTGCGCCATTTGATGATAGTGTTTTAGTGTTTGTATATAGTAATCCTTCTCCATCAAAAGAATAAATAATAACATTATCACCACTTGTATTACCATCGCCTAAACTAACAAAGTTATCCACTACAATATCTGGTTCATTAGGATCGCTAATATCCGAACCACTAGCACCAGCAGGACCAGTAGCTCCCTTCACATTACCCACATCGTAGGAGGAGCCGCTGGTTGACTGTAATACTAGGTTGTCGCCAACAAGGGAAGCCGACTTAATACTAAAGCCTTGCTCTCCTTTTTGTCCTTTAACTGGTTGTGTTACTCTGTTTCCTGGCATTTCTCACCTTCTTTTCTTTTTTAAAAGCAAGATCCAGTTCTGTATCTCTTGCTCTTAAAGCAGCAATTGCTTCTTCGATTGTTGTTTTGTTACTTGTGTCTAATGCATCTAAAAATAATTTTGCTTCGTCTTTCTTAGCTGCAGAAATAAAACCAATTCTCATAAACAAAGCTTTAGTTAGATGACCAACGCCAAGATACCAAAGACCAAAGATAACCCCAAGGATTGATAAACAAACCATAACATAGACAATCATTTCAGACCACCAAGGAGTAATGTCTTTTACGCCCGTGGTAGCTTGTACAATGTCCTTGGTTTCCTCAATGATATGGGTCTGTTCAAGAATCCCTTGTGCGGAGACTTCGTGGATTTTAATAAAATCTGGGACTTCTGGGCCTCTGGTTTCTTCGTGGATGAATTCAAATTTTTCCTTTGACTGAATAGCTTTGTCTTGGATATTTTGATTGCTTGAAGAGATTTCTTTTACACTAGAACAACCAAAAAGAATAACTGTGGATAAAACTAAATGTTTAATCATGTTTATTCCTTTCGTCAAAAGTGTCTATCTTAACATTTTGTTTGGCAAAGTTAACTAATAAAGCTGTGACTAAACTGCGAATCTCATTTAGATTCTTTTCTAATCTATCAATACGCTGACTTTCATTATCTTTCAAAGCTTTTACCATAGTTTCTAAAGCTTTGATATCAGCTTTCATACTAAACATAACAGTTGTAGTCCAAACAACAGCACCAATAACTGGAATTACAAGAACTCCCAATATCTTTAGAAGTTCTTCGACTGTTAGTGTATTTAATTCTGGACTCATTAGTAGATAACCGTTACATAAATCTTAGTATGATAGTTAGCATTATAAGTACCAGAGTGTGATGTTGTTATTGTCCATGTTGTATTTGCTCCTCCAGCTAATGTAATCGTATCTGCTCCAACAGGAACAATAAAGTGAGAAACTGTTCCAGTTGTTACTGTAGCTGGGTGAATTTGTTCCCATGTAATTCTATATTGTTGTTCTGTTGTTCCTGTATTTGTTATAGCAACACTAACTACTCCAGCTCCTGTTTGTGTACAAGTTATGGTTGCTTCTGGAATAGAAGGTAAACCACCTATATTTCCTAAAGGACTTGTAAAGTTAGCTGCGTTTCTTCCAAATATAATAGCCGACCCAGGAATTCTACAGTTTTTTAAGTTCCTAATTCTACTCGTAGCTCCTAAAGTAAAGTCACCGTCGTTTTGAATAGTTGGTCCTTGAAGATAAGTAGAACCATTTCCTGCTTGATTTTTTGGTCTTAACTCAATACCAGTAGTTGTTTCTGTTTCTTTATTAATCTTTACATATCTTGTTGTTGCAGAACCATTAATTCTCATTACTAAGTTAGATCCATCACTTGATGCTGCACTTGTTGTAGTTAAGATGTTACTTTGGTTTCCATAAGTAGTGCTTGGTCCAAGTACAAGATGTGTGTTGATTGTTTTAACACCAGTTATTGTCTGGTTGTCTGCTAAGGTACAAGTAATTGTTTTTGCTGTTGCGCTTAATGTATCATAATCTAAAGCTTTACCTGTTGCAACGGAAACTTGTGAGTCTGTTGCAGTAAGAACAGTAGTTACTACTGAACCGCTTGATGTTGGTCGTAGTAAAATTGATTTACTTGCGCCGCTACCTCTAATATCAGCTGTTGCTCCTAGTAAGATATTACCTGTACTATTTACAGTTACAGAATTTGTAAAAGTCGTAGCAGCAGAAAAGGTTTTAGCTCCCGAGATAGTTTGTGTGGTATCTATAGTTACATAAGAACCAGCACCCACAGTTAAAGAATCCCAACTTGAACCATTCCATGCTTTTAATACTTGGTTTCCAGCTGAAGTATCCCACCATAAAAGACCTGTATCTGCGGCATTTGGTGCTGTTGGGGTTGTAGAACCATAATATACACGACCAGCGTTATTTAAAACACCTCTAGGATTAAAGTAATTTATTAGTGTTGTTCCATCACTGGCTAAAAACTCTAATCTATTTTGAGTTTGGGAAGCCAAACCAATTAATTCTAATTGACTAGTAACTGTGTCCCATTTTAAAGAAGCCGCAGCCTGTGGAATATTTTCTGATCCAATTCTAGATAAAACAACCAAACACTTATCTCTATTGTTTGCGTTTTCAATACCAGAAGGTAGTGTAATAAGATCTGCCAGTGTATCAAAAGTAGCATCAACATAAGCTGGTGTAGCATATTCAATACCAGCATCTTCTAGTTTAACAACTTTTTCTTCTAGCTCAAATCTATTTTCTTGTCCTATACCAATAAGTTGAGAAGATAGTAAGTTTAGTTGCTCTGCTGTAATTCGTGATCCAGTAATCCACTCAACTAAAGTATCTGAGTTTACTACTCGTCTACGAATAACTAGTGGTTCTCCAACAACCATAGCTGGGTAATTAATTGTCGTTGAGTTCTCTAAAGTAAATGGTTGGCTTGTTGGAATTGCAATAGCCGTAATTGTTTTATTTACTTCATCATAAGTAATCCACTCTGGTTTAATAATACCAAAGTCATTCTTTTCATCTCTTGTTAAAGTTATTGTAGTAGCAAATTCTGTTTCATATAATGTTTCTATGTTTGTTCTATAGATTTCAATTTGATCTTTATGTGCAATAGAATCAAACAAAGATAAAGTCGAATAAGAGATAGGAACAGTAAAAGTTCCTGTTATCTCTAAAGAAGCTCTATCGTAATTTGTTGGCATGTTTACCTCAAGGATGTATATGTTTGTTTAAACTTACCTTTTAATTCCATCTGTACTATATTACAAGGAGAAGGTAAATCACTTTGAATAAATATTTTTGTGTTGTCTGAATAACCAAAGACTTTACTCACAAACTCTCCGTCTTTTTCGTAAGTTCCATTTACGATATCTAATTTAGTGTAGCTAAATTCAGACTCTAGGTTTTCTGGTCTACCTCGTCGTTCAACAATAACCTTATAGTGTCCTGTGTTATTGTGTCTTGTAACCAATGTTCTTAGATTTAAAACACCATTAACAGAGTTATTTCCATCATCTCTTAAAAACTGTTCTGATAGTTCAACATTCATTAAGAACGAACCACCAATGTAATAAGTTTTACCAACATGTTTAGATAGATCTATTCCTGTAATTGTTACTTCTGTGGCGTTTCCTAAAACATTTGTTTGTGCTTTATACATAGTTCCAGAAAGATTTTCAAAGTCTTCGCCTAATACAAGGTAAACATTATCATAAGGAAGATCATAAGGAACGGTTATTGATTGAGTTAAAGACGCATCTAAACCTGTGTTTATTGTAAACTTTCTATAAAAATCTAATTTAGGTACAGATAACTCGTCACTTCTTAGTAAACAACGAGTTAAGTAAAGTGAGCCTGTTTCTCTATAGATTAAACAATATAAATAGTTATCATAACTTTGCATTGATTCTACTAGATCTTGTTCATTTAAAACAAATCTAAAGAAAGCACTTTGTAAAATTCTTTCTCCACTGTACCTATTTGTATACAGATAGATGTTGTTCTTTGCGTTTGCATCTGTACAAAGAATTGTATCTTGTGCTACAGCAGTACAAACGGAATCAAACTCTTTTGGTAAATAGTCTGGGCAAGTTGAACTTAACTCAACAGCTGTATTCAACCCTCTTACCTTTTGTGAGTAATAAATATACAAACGCTTTGCATCAAAGAAATATACCTGAGAACCAATTAGTACAGGATCAACAAGAGGAGCTGTAGCATAAAAGGTTGTTGGTGATATTTCTGCAGTAAGAGGACTAATAACATTCTGTGAACCCTTTAATTCAAACTGAACATTTCCTTTTGTGTTGATAAAAAGGAATTCATCAAAGGGGGTCATAGATATAATTTCAGCGTATTGATTTAAAGACGCTCTTAAATCTATAGGGTCTGCTGTTGTTACAGAAGTTGGATCATTAATCCACAGATCCTGAAAGTTTCCTAATTGAGAAGAAAACACAACATCACCAACAGAAAAGAAAAGTCTATCTCTAAATACAGCAATAGAGTTAATTCTTGCTGGTTGAGCTGTTTTCTTATCTTCACTAAGGAAAGGACTAGGACCAGGATTAGTATATCTATTTCCTGTTGTTCTTGGAGTCCAGTCAATAGTTTGAAGTCTCCAACCAGTATCAGAATCAAATAAAAGATTCTGTGGCATTCTATTTGGATCTAGGTAAGAGAATGCGTCTGGTGTTCTAATTCTTTGTGTATATGGTCTACCTTTACCAGTAACACCAGCAATAGCATCCCCTGTATTTGGATCATATGTTTCTGTTTCTGGAAAACTAATAATACGATAATAACCAGATGGTTGACTTAAGTAAGGACCAGCACAATAGTATATTTTACCACGACCACCTACAGGATAGTTACCTGTTAAGTATGGGTGGTCTTTATCATATAAAGCCTGTAACATAAGTTGTGCTTTATTATCACTTGGTGATTGAGCAGTATCTGCATTATTTGCATACCAATCATTTTCATCTGGTGGAAATCTAATTTCTGAAAAGTCAGCAACGGATTGACCAAGCCAAGGACGATCTATTTCAGCATAGATAAAATCTTCAACTGGAATAAATTTTGTAGTCCAAGTTGCAAGAGCTGTTTCTCCACTTGGTAAAGTAGTTCCAGTAGGCCATAGTCTACCTAGGTTTGTTTTAACAATTTGAGCTGCTGTATAATAAGTTACTTTTCTTCCTTTTAAATCTACAGTATTTGTAGTATACCCATTTAAATCAAACTCATAACCATCTTCACTAGAAGAAAAACCAGCATAAACTAAAGTATTTAGAATAAGTGTATTTGTTCCTAATGACACAATTCTTAAAGCTTCTTTTGGTGTATATACTTTTTCACCCGTATCTTCAACTATAGAACCAAAAGTAATATACTGTCTTGATTCTCTTTTTACAACACCATTAGCTAACATAGTATTATATTGAGCTAATGTTGGCGTTCCACCAGCAGTTGTAAAAGCAGCGGCATATACTGGATATCGTACATCTACCTGTTCAATTGTATCCGTACCATTCCAACTTAATGCAGTATCTGTACTATCCCACTGATATGGTGGTGTTACATCTTCCCATGTATTTTCTAAGATTCTATAAACAGAAAATAAACGATCTGTTGCTAGTCTAGCTTTGTAGTTTATAATAATTACAAATCTATTAGACTTGTCTATATTTAACCAATAGTAAAAATAATTACTTATGGTATCTGTTGTAACATCTTGAAGAACATAGTTATTTAAATCACTTTTAGAAAGAACTTCAAAACCAGATCTTTTTTCGATAGATCTTTCAATTGTTACAAAACAATTATCAATATTTTCTGCTTCAAATGGTGTTCGTTTAGAAGCCGCCTGTCTTCCTACACCACCGCTAAGGGATGGAATAGGAAGTCTAGTTGGAATAGTGGCTCCCTTTTTTGTACTTAATCGTCTAACTGGAGGCATTAACTAGTTCTCCAGAATCTAAATCTTGCTGGGTCATTGCTAAACGGAACTCTATTAACCGAGTTTCGTACAACAGGATCTCCACTAAGGAATATATTTCTACGCTTGCTGTTAATATCAGAAGCTTTTGCTTTTGCTCCATAGATGGCTTCTTGACCAGCAAAGAACGCATCCGCATCTCCATCGCCTTGTGTGGCTATTTGATAGTTTCTCATAGCACTAGTCATAATGGATCTTTGTGTGGTTGTATCAATATTTTCCCATTTAAGTTTTTTAATAATCTCTACATAATACTCTTCACTAGTATCCCATTTATCTGTATCATCGGTAATGTTCCATAACTTGGGTGGAATAGATTCTAGGATTCTAGCAACCAACTGAACAGAATCGTCATTATAATGACTTGACAATAAGTTTGCAGAAATTAAACCATCTTCATCACCGTCCCCCATAGGAAGGTAAATATAACCATCTGAATCTGGTGTTAGTTTCTTTACAATCTTATTGTTTGCTAGACCTCTTAATTGATAGTCTAGACTTGTTTGCTCTAAAATAAACACAGCAATACCTGTGTCAATGCCTGATGCTTCTTCAAGATCGGCAACTAGGCTTTCACCCGCTGCCAACATCATATTATTAACTGCATCAAGTTTACTAATGTAGCCCATAGATACCTCCTTTAAAGAAAGAAAAACCTTGGTGGGCCTTTCGACCCACCAAGGCTAGATTTAAGATCACCCCCTTTCTAGGATAGAGTAAACAATATACCTCCTTTCCTATAAAACGGGGAAAATACCAAAAACTAATTATCCCAAATAACTATCAGTTATAAGGGAAGCTAGGTGAAGAACCACCAGCAGTTGGTAGGTACTCTCTAGTCATACCTAAGATAGTACGAAGAGAATATCTAGCAATAGAAGAAACCAATCCGCCTTCACCAGCACCAACAAGGTGGGCTAATAGTAGAACTGTAGTACCAGCATCTGCTTGAGCTGTAGTTAGAGCAAAAGATGCAGCTGTAGTTCTAAAGATTTCAACAGTTGATGCTGCGGTTTGACCAGGATCTGATGCTGAAGAAACAAGTGTATTACCTGCATTTGGTTTAATAAGTACAGCAGCGCATTCTGGACGAAGAACACCTGTACCGTTTAGCATACTAGCAACGGTAAATACAGTATTGCGACGAACATCATCAACAGTGTCTACTTTAAGACCTTGAAGCTTAAGCGAAGCAACACAACTCTTTTGGAAGAGAAGACCGCAAATACCAGCATCACCAAAGTTAAGATTATATCTAGCTTCACCAATAGCACCAGCACCGTAGTTTGCTACTGGGAGGTGGTTGCTCTTAATAATCATTGCACCCTGATACTCAAGAGCATCAGAAAGACTGTGCATACCCATAGTGAGTTGTGCGCCTAGACCACCAGCTTCAGCTACGCCACCAAAGAGAGGACCACTTGAAGCATTGCTACCAAATAAACCAGCGTTGTCTCTAGCAACACCAAGAGAACGAATATCTTGGAATACTCTTGGGGTTACAGCAAGAACGACACCTTCAGTGGGTGCGTTAATGGTTTGTAAATAAACAAAGAATTCTTCAATTGTTTGTAGTGCTGCAAGTGCTGCACTATTTCTTTCTGCAGCGGTTGCTGCGGTATTACCAAGATTAAAGAATTTAGTGTTAATATAAACAGGACCAGTATTAACAGCTCTTGGATCTAGTGTTAAATCCATTGCTGGTGGAGTACCGTCACCATCGTAGGCTGTATTGAAGCAAAGATCTTCAGTAGCAGCTCTTGCAATATAAGCAGCAATTTGCTTATCTCTTGCATTAGCAAGAGTCATACCAGCCTGACGAGCAAGTTCTGATCTAAACTCCCATTGGGTTTGCATAAGATCAATGTTGTCAATTTCAAAGTGTGCTGCCATTGGTCGTTTATCAAGCTTGATAGCAATGGTTGTTGAAGACGCATCTCCACCACCAAGCTCTTCACCAGCAGCCCAAGATGATCTAAGAGCTACTGTACCAGTAATTGGGAATTCCATTGCAACACCACTTGCAATAGTCTTTGAGTCAACAAGAGACTCAAATACATTATATTCATCATAAGCGTGAATAACCTCGCCGCTCCAAATTGGGAGCCAAAGTTTGTTTGCGCCTGTTAATGGTCCTGAAATACCAGCAGAAACGCTGGTACGCATTACTAGGTCGCCTGCTCCTAAATCGCTAGTGATAGCCATTTTGTTTTATCCTTTTAAGTTAGTTTGTTAAAATCCGTTTTCATCATACGGGCTTCAACTGTTTGTCTGAATCTTGAATCGGTTTTGAATAAGGGATTAGACCGATCTTTGTAAAACTCTGCCTTAGATAGATAAGGACCAGTAGCAGCCTGAGCTTTAGCTACTGAAACCTTTTCTCCTACTTTAGTAACTGGTTCTTTTGATGTTGGTTTATTAGCTGTGGCAGAATCGTACTTAGCTTTTAAACCAAGCAACGCAACTTCCCACGATGGAGAAGCTAGTGTTGCATTAATTTCTGCTTGTTGCTCTTGAGAAAGGTTCTTACTAGCCCAGTTAAAGACTCTAGCAAGATTATCCTTACCTCCAATAACTTTTGCTGCTTCTGTATAGGCAGCATTCAGACGGGCTTTTTGACCCTGCATAAACTCATCAATCACAAAATCTGGTAATTTAGTTTTCTGCTTAATAGCAAGCCTTGACTCTTGAGATAACTCTCCAGTCGTAGCGACTTCAACAGAATACTTCTTCCATTCTTCTTGTGTTAGATCCGTTTGTGCTGTCTGTGGTGGTTGTTCCTTTGGTGGTTCTTTCTTTGGAATTCTTAGTTCTTCTTGAATCTGAGGTACGGGTTCTACTTCAGTTTGTTCAAGAGCTGCGTCTTCCACAGTTTCTTCAACAACAGGAGCCACTGGTTGTTTCTTTAATTGTGCTAGTTCTTGTCTAGCTTTTGTATACTCTGATTGTGCATTCTTTAGAGACTTAAACCAATCACCAGATGATTTAAAATTGCTTGGTACTTGTACTTGGTTGGCTTCAACATAAGTATTAAAAGCTTTTAGTTCAGACTGATATTGAGTAGTCTCAGTCGAAACCTGTGATTGTTCAACAGGAGTATCCTGTGGAGTCATGGTATCGTTTTGTTCCATTTGTTATCCTTTATCGTTTCTTTTTTTTAGAAACTTTATTTGGTAATTTAGTTTTCTTTGGTGTTTCCTTAGACCACCTAGCGGCAATCTTAGGATGAGTTGCATACATAAAGCGTCTTTGTGCTTTTGATTTAAAAGGCATTATTTACCTTTACACTTTCTTCCTTTAGGGCAAGACTTTTTAGAACCTCCTGGTCCAGCCCATAAATCTTTACAGGCCCAATATTGGGCTGATAGTTTATCTTTAGCCGAATCACATTTATGTCTTGCTCTAAAAGATTTACGCGCTTCAGGACTATAGTTGTGTCCATAACCCGAAGCACCATAATGAATGATCTTCTCCTTACCATTTGCACAAGCTTTAACTACTCTTTTTTTAGCTGGATTTGGAGACTTTCGTGGTTTATTGCAAGGCATACTTGCTTTATTTAATTTTGGTTTAGCCACCCAAACCTCCTAATAGTTGCTGTGGGTTTACTCCAGCCTGTTCTAACATGGCTTGAATATTCTGCCCACCTGTTTGTTGTAGATCGGAAGTAGCAGCAGCGGTTGCTGTATTAATAGCACCTTGAGTCATAGCGTTACCCGCTTGTTGTCTCATTTGCATTTGCATTTGTTTATTCTGCATTTCCATCATTTCATTTTGTACTTCTTCTTCTGACTTGACCCACATACGCGAATCAAACCCAAGAGAAGTAATTAAGGCTTTAGCATAACTATCCCATTTAAAGGTAGCTACGGCTTGCTCTGGTAAATTTCTAACCATTTCACCCATCTGAATAAGTTTTTGAAGATCAGTATCTCTTGATAAAGCTTGAAGACCAGTGATAATTTCTACCGCAAGTGTTCCGTCTTTATCAAAGAATTGATCTTGTAGTCTTGGATCTATTTCTTCATCCTTTAACATTAAAGCTAAAGTTCGTTTTACAAGTGGTTCCATTAATGTTCTAGAAATACTAGAGAAAGCACCACCAAGAATAGTCTCAAGTTCAGAACCAATCATTCTAACTGCAGTAGCAGTAACACGATCCCCTGTTGGGATAGCGGAAGAGGACATTAAGAAAGCCTGTCCAACTTCTCTTCTCATGTTTTCTACTGCTGTACTGGTAGATGATATTTGTGGATTAATCGTTTGTGCTGGAGAAATAGTAAAGACATCATTAGGTCTTGCTGCAATAAAACTTCCGTTTCTTGCTGAAGCAATATCATCTACTTCTGTAATACCAGTAGGATCAACGCCCATCCAGAAAGCAGAAGCAGCGGACATTCCTTCTAACATACCTTGAGTATAGTTTTCTAGTGCAGTTAAATCACCAAGTATATCTTCACAATGAGATCTACCGTAGTTTTCACCCGCAATAGAATACCATCTTAAGTGAACTAATGGAAGGATTTCATAATAACCCTCATCCAGTAGTTCTCCATTTTCTGTTTCTTTTCTAGAATACCATGTTCCATCTTCTTGCTTTAAATACTGACAATAGATAGTTTTATATCCTCGTCTGTATTCAATCCCCGATTCAGAACCAAAATAATAAAGTTCGTTTTCAGGATCTACAGCAAGATATTCTAAATGAATAATTTCTTTTACTTCACCCATTACATCTCGTTGAGCAACAAACTGATCTAATCTATAGTTTCTAAAACTATAGTTATCTTCCATACAAAATAAAACATCTCCCGTAACAATTAAGTGTTGGAGAGCGATATATACAGACTCTCTTAAGTTTTTTGAAATAAGTTTATTATATACTTGAAAGCTTAGAGTTTCTAAATATCCCGAAATTTCTGTTGGTGGTTCAACACCACTTTTTATTTTAAACTTAAAGAAAGGCGTATCGTTTAAAGGCATCAATGCACTAAGAATCCTAGATGCTAAAGCCGTAACACCTCTGGAAGCAACAGAGCTATATGGTTGTGGTAATGCCATTTCTTCTGTCCAATTTTCTGGGGGTAGAATAGATGGGATTGTTAATGATGAACACAATCTAGCTCTATCAACTTTACTTGTTCGGGCTGAATCCAGAATTCTAAAGCGTTCGGCTAAAGTCTTTGGGTTCATGCTGGCCTTGTTGTATTAGTTCTGGTTGTTGGTCTTGATCCGACTCCGTTATATAGAGAGCCATAAAAGTCTACGGTTAGTTTGTCTTTTCCTTCTTCTTCTTCCTCCATAGATGTTGCCGCAGAAATTGCTTCTTCTTCAGCCATGTTAGCTTCGGTAATCCTAGCTGCTTCTTCTGCTTTAATTCTTTCTCTTTCTGCTTTTGCTGCTTCTTCTCTTTCTTTTTCTTCGGATTTAGCTCTTTCGCGTCTAATGTTTTCTTGTTCTTCTTGATATCTTCGTTCGTCTGCAAGCAGTTCTTCTTGCTCTGCTTTAGTCATACCACCTTCAATTGTAGGTGCGCCGCCCATAAGTACCTCCTTTACTGTGGTCTACCTTCATAATAAGAAGGTTGTTGAACCCGCTTAAGTTTTTGTTTAACTTTAGGGGTGGTTGTTTCTGTTTTGGCTGGTCCTTCTTTTGCCTCAGTAAGAATAGAAGTGCTTGGTGTTGTTTCTCTTTCTTTAATTTCTCTTCCAAGAGTATCTATAGTTTGATTACGAATAACATCTAAAGGAGCTGCTGTAATTTGTGCCTGTTCAATAGCTGTTTGTGTAGCTAAGTCTAAACTTCTTTGTGTATTTTCTATTTGTTGGTTATAAGAAGTACCCATTTCTTGTTGCTTTAGTATTTCATTAGCTTGTACATAAGCTTTATAGAGATAAGAGTCTTCATTATTCCAGTTTCTTTTCATCCATCTAGCAGCAGAACGATAGCCTTTTTTTTGCATTTCGTTTTTTTGATTAAACAAATCGACAATTGCTTTTGGACTTGACATTGCTGTTTTTTCTGCTTCTGATAAACGAAGATTTGGATCAGTTCGCCAAAGCGAAAACGAAGTTGTGCTTTGTTGCTGTTGTTGTAAAGCGTCTTGAAATGCTTGATTTACTTGTTCTAGTTTTGTTCTTGCTTCAAATTTTTTTTGATAGGTTTCTGCTACTTTTGACTCGAAACCTTGTAAGGCTTGTTTGTAGAAATTAGTTTCTATATCAGAAACGCGCACACCAAGATCTGATCTTTGAAGTTCACCTATCTTACTTTTTAGTTGTGCGATTTCTTTTTTCTTTGCTATTTGTCTTTGTGCTTTAGAAAGACGGCCAGTTGGTTTTCCTAGTTCTAAATTGGTTTGTCTAACTTGTCTTTCTTTTTGTTGTTGACTAAACATATTTGAGACACTAGAAAGCAAATCTTGAAAGGAACTCATTTAAGATTTTCCTTTTGTTGTAGTTTAATAATAGATTCTAATTTATCTATTAGTGAGATTTGACCAGCAGTAAAAGCCGCAAGCCTAATAAACTCATCAGCTGTCATCCTTTCGTCGTATTGTAGAGGCTGGTACAACTGTCTTAGTAGCGGAATCCACTCTGGATTTAGATACGGATACTTTGAGTTCATTAACTTCTTCCTTTAATTTTGTAAGTTCTTGATGTAATGTTCTTAAAAATAAAGAACTTTCTGCTGATGTTAAAGCTACACCTGAGTTTAATCGTAATGCAATTTGTTCAATACTAATCATAATTATCCTGTTGTAATGTCTGTTAGTTCACAACCATTAGCTGTACAAGCAAAACTATGACTGCTTGTGGTTGTATCAGACTTTTCATAACTTGGTAATACAGAGAAATCTACATCTACATATGGGAATGTATTATATACTTCTTCTGAAATTTCTTCAAATGGTGCTTGTTGATAGGTATGTTCTGTCTTTGGTAAGAAGGATACACCAGAAATACCGTCAAAGTATTCATATACCCACTGACCTAAAAGCAAAAACTCATTATCATTATAGTTTACAGTAACACTTGGTTTGTGGTGGCAGTAGTAATCTTGATAGATCTTCCAAAGAATCATGTGTGTAATAGCATCCAGATTTCTAGATGTCATTGTCATATTAGAAGACTTCATGGGAAACGAGAATACTGCTTGGTTGTCGGGATTGATAACACAGTCTTCACAAGGAACACCCTGATCTTTCATAAGATTATACACAGGATCTTTCTTATCAATACGAACTCTACGAATAAAGTAAGGCGCATACTGTGGATGAAGACCACTGGCACAACCAGCTAGACAACTTGTTGTTCCTTCTGGCTTAACACAGGTAATAGACTTAGATGGATTAATTCCAATCTTTTCAGACCACTCTTTATTAATGACTTCTGTGTGTGCTTTTAGCTTTTGTAGAAGGCTGATTAATTTTGTTGGGCTTACTTTGCCTGATGTAAGTGGGTTATCAAAAATACCAGTCATGCTTACACCAAGAAGTCTTTCGTCTTCACAGTTCTTTTTCCACTTTTCACTTAAGTAGGGAAAATAAGTAAACTTACTTTGAATAGTACCTATAATAGTAGCTACTTCAATCTTAGCCAACAGTGTTTCTTCTGTGTCATAATCTTTTACAACAACGGTAGAAAGATTACAGAATTGATTTGGTCTAAGAATAATTTCACTACAGGGATTTGTTCCAAAATAAATGTTTTGTGTTTCTCTTCCTGCTCTTTCTGCTACACTTGCTAGTGCTTGTCTGTTTAACATACCACGCTCTCCTGAGTGTGAGTTATACAGATCGGTCCACTCTTCTAGGAATTGTCCTAAGCTTGGCTTGCTTGTGTATACGGCTGAGTTGTTAGCTAGGGAACGATGACCCGATCCCTCCCACCAAGCCCCGCTCTTACACAACGCCATCTCTCTATCGGAAAGATCACTTAGTGAAATCATAGCGGAGCGTCTTACTCCACCAACAATTACAGACTGAGCAATCTTACAACAGATATCGTGACACTCTAGTGGTGTTAGTTTTCTATCTTGTGCCTTATAGAAAATCTGTACAATAAACCTAAAGACTTCTTCTAAAGGAGCAGGACCACTAGCCCGCCCACCAAATGTCTTTAGTCTTGCCCCAGCTGGTCTTACTTTAGTTGTAGACCACTTAGGATGAATACCATTGTATAAGAAGTTGATTAGACTCTTTAATGCGTTGCACCAACCTTCTCTTGAGTCTTCAACATTAATAATGATATTCCAATCTTTGTCAATCTTTGGTACTGTAGGTAGCTTTTCTGTGCATCTACGCTCAACAGAGAAACCCATACCAGTACCACACATAAGAACATACATTAGTTCTGAAAAAGATTCGGGCGAATCAATTTCAGAATAAGCGCAATTATATAAAGCGGTATGGTCACGATCCAAAGCTGGACCTGCAACCATAAGACCACGCATACTAGGAAGAACTTCTCTATTAAGAATTGCTTTCTTAATGTCTGGTCGTTCTAACATAGATGGTTCTTTACTTGTAAAGTAATTCCACCATCTATCTACAGTTTCTTCCCAGTTTTCTCTACGACCTTCTTCTTCAATCCATCTAGCATATCGACTAATAGCAATAAACTTTTGAAATGTATCCATATTATACTCCTGTTGAACCAAAACCACCAGAGCCTCTGGTAGTATTAAATACTTGTTTTACACTAATAAATTCGGGAGAAACAAAACCCATAATTAACATCTGAGCAATTCGATCAGCATCATTAATTACAAAAGTTTTAGTTCCTGTGTTTTTTATAGCAACTTTAATTTCACCTCTGTAATCGGGATCAATTAAACCGACAGAGTTAGCTAGTGTTATACCATGCTTTGTAGCAAGACCCGAACGAGGCAACAGTAAAGCCATAAGATGACTTGGTAACTCCAAAGTAATACCAGTTCCTATAACTTTTGTTTCTTGTGGAAGAATTTCTACCTTGCCTTCATGTAAAAGGTTGGCTTGGATATCATAGGCTGCTGCTCCATCAGTTCCTTTAGTTGGAACAGGAAACCGAACAGAAGATATCTTAACTGTTGTTTCAGGAATATAAGTAAAGGAAGAAACCTCAAACGACTTAGGATTATCAAAAGAATGTCCATTGTAGTAATATGTATTATCCATGTTATATATCTCTATAGCCCCAATTATACTGATGTTACTACACTAGTTCTAATATTTACAACAGAAAAAGGTTCTCTAGTATTCATACCTCTACCTCCTAAAAAGAATAAATCCCCTCTAATAATACCGTCAGGACCACTATAGGTATAAGCAAAATCAATTGTTTCTTTTGGTGCAATAACAATAGGTGTTGTCGAGTTTATTGGTATAGTTCCACTTCTTATAAACCAACTTAAAGAGCCACCAGAAGGAATAGCTATTGTATCCCAACGAATACCTGTAAAAATTGCTGGTCCATCTCCAAAGTTTTTAATATTTGTCATAAAAGAAACTGGTATAAAATTATTGGCTCTACTTAAAGTAAGATTTCCACCATAAGCAGTGCCATAATCTGATAAGGGGGATCTTATATAAGTTGTGTTATCTGGTAAAGCAAATCCTAAGTCTGACATAGGCATTCCACTTGGTGCATATGGTCTAATCATTTTAACTCCTTTGGATACCAAGGTATAATTTGGTTATCCCAATCTTCATTTCTAAGAATTCTAACGCATCTTGCTTGAGCAATAGCGTCTTCAAAAGTATATTTACCGCCTTCTTTATTTGGCATCTGTTCGTACAGACTAAGAACCAATGCGGTATGGTTTATTGGTTTTGTTAAGTCCAATAACTTTTTAGCTTTAGCTTGTCCCATCTTCCATACACCAGGAATATTATCTGTTACATCTCCCATGATCCATTGCTTATGAAAGTTATAATCAGCTTCTTCCTTACTTGTAAAAAGTACGGGGTTTTCTTCTGTATCTTTCATTGGTGGTTTCCAAGACCAACCATATACAGAATAGATATCTTTGTCGATGGTTACTGCTATTGCTTTTCCCATAGACATTTGAATGCCCATAAGATCGTCTGCTTCTAGACCGTCTTTATACTGACAATCAAATGAGTCTTTGATATATGATTCAGCATAAGATAGATTTTCTGGTGTCTGTCTAGCAACATCTCTATGTGCTTTATAACTAGGCCACCAAGTTCTCCTAAAGTTTTCTGCTCTAGGACAAGAAAAAGCAACAACAACTTTTGTTACTTCTGGTGGTGTCCATTTACGGATATCGTCTTTAATTCTATCTTCTAGCCAATCGGCTCCTTCTTGGTCTGCCCAAAATGCAGCACGATAAGCTATGATATCTCCATCTAATACAGCAACTTTAGGTTTAATCATCGTCAATTGAAATTACCCCCGCTCCAATCAGTAACGCTAGTATTAGTAATACAAAGCAACCATAAAACATAATTATCATTTCCTTTCTCCAAAACAATCCCACCCTCGACGCTTGGCTTCAGCGTGGGCGCGTCGCTTCATGTCATCTACGGATAGGCAGTTACCTATGTCTTCGGCTTCACACCACATGCGTCGCGCCTCGTCGCGCTCGTTTGTAAGTTCAAGAATCTTTTCCGAACGCATATCACACATATGAATA